ACTACACAACACTACACAACACTACACAACACTACACAACACTACACAACACTACACAACACTACACAACACTACACAACACTACACAACACTACACAACACTACACACGAAAATAAAAAACAAAATAAAAAAATTGGCAAAAAGCCGATTTTTTTACGCCCGCCCCGCCCCGTATAAAAGCCCCCAATTTTTTTCTTGCCGTCTAGTATGAACCGCGCCGCCAATCATGGAAGCCCCGAAACTCACCGACTATTCGACCAAATATTATTTATATAATGTTCTCAAAAAATGTCACGACCACCGCGTTTCTATTTACTATTATGTTCTCAACATTAGTGTATTTGTCGTGTTTTTAGGAGTAACCGCCGCAATATTGTATTCTTGCCATAAAAACAAATTGACCGACCACGAAAAACAAGTTAAAATGATGCGAGACCAACAATATATTTTATCGAAAATTCGCTACTACAAAGAAGACAAAAAACGGGACGAAGAAACCCAATACTCTGGAATTACCGATTTGCCGTTTACCGCCACGTAAAAATGCCGCACCAATAAAAATATGAATATACCATATAGACCCGCGCAAACAATGAATATTATCCAAGAACAAAGAAACGACATTATCGAAACCAACAATACGGCACAACAGCGTCTAATTGATATTTTAGAAACATTATCGCCGCGCGCAACAACGCTGATTGTGAGAGAACCCCTTTACGGCGACATTGATTTTGAACCAATAAAAGAAGGCGGGTTTAAATTACTGAAAACCATTGTTTTGCCGGAAGGCAAAATCACCAGTATCATTAATATACCCAACACGGTTGAAATATTCGAATGCGCGAAAAACATGCTTTTTTCCGTCGAAAATTTACCGTCGTCGATTCAGGTTCTCAACTTGTCTTTTAATTTTTTGTCAAACATACATGTTTCAGACCTAACAAACCTCCGAATATTGAATGTTTCGCACAACCAAATTACCAAACTAGAGAACATACCGGAAGAAATCCAAGAAATACACTGTGAATTTAACCGCATCGAGTCTTTAGATTTAAAAAATCTGAATCTTCTGAAAACACTCAATATTTCCAATAATTTAATTACAGTGATTGAGAACATGCCGAACGGAATCGTCGAATTTAAGATGGAAAACACGCCGAGCATTGAATTTCGCAATTCCGCGGGGGAAATACCGGTCGCCGGCCGCGCCGACGTTGACGCGGCGGCGATTCAGACCCGCGATTATACCGAAGCACTGAATAAATATTTTAAATTAAAACAATCGTATCAAACCAAGGTTTATAAAAATAAAAAACAAATATACGAAAACGAACCGAATAAACGCATCGCGCGCACTAAAATCGCGGCACTTAAACCGAAATGCATAAAATGTAAACGCGCGGTCGGCACAATATTCACCAAAACGAAAAACCGGTATCTCGCAATGTGTGGCGACACCACCACGCCATGCGCATTGAATATTGAAATTTTCAACGGCAATTTTAAAAACATTTATTATTTTTTCAATTTGTTTTCAGAAGATGTCGCCAACATAAAAGACACCATTATTACGCAGAAACTAGACACGATTTTTAATTACATCAGTGAGGAAAAATCGGTCGAACTCTTTAAAAAGGAAATTCATTTGTATAACCAAGACTCAAACATCAAACACGAGTATTTCGAAAAATACGAGCGAATTTTCAACAACGAAGAGAACCAGAAAACAACCGCAGAAAAATGGCAAAGCATATATGCGCTTATCGAAGACGGCCGTAAATTATTGACGGAATACAAGGAAACCGGAAACCGCGAGTTGCTAAAATTGGTGGTGCAAACCCAAGTGAATGATATTTTGCCCGAAATACGCAATTTAAGATTGTTGAATAATAAAATCATGGAAATTGATGAGCGCGAAATAAAACCAGATGTGTTTGAACATTGGCTGTTGAAATACCCGGTATTGTTGTCGCAAATTGAGGAAACCACGGGAGAACAGCCGAGAGTCATTAAATTCGCGATTTAACATGCACTGTAGTTGCTAACTCCGTCCCACACAATATTGTTTTGGTTTGCCCATTGACTTTTTGCGCAAATGGGGGTTACGCCCGAGGTTTTCCATCCGGGGTCGTTGAAATTAATAAGAGAACCCGTTCCGCCCGAACCTACCGCGACATACCCCGGGGCGGTTGAATAACCGGATGCGTTTCCTGCGTTTTTTTTACCGACGGGTATAATGCAACTGCTGCCGTCGGTCGCGACGCTCCAATAATCGGGGCAAGTCGCGGAGACCGGCGGGTAATTGGTTTTAGACTTGTAATATGTCATGACAATACCTATATACGTGAGAACCAAAATTAAAACGACAATGGCAATGCCCATAACGATTGTATAAAACGAATCTTCAAACATTTTTACAATATATTGTTTGTTATAGTATATTGTAATATATTTATTGGTATAGCGAAAATACAATAACCAAAATTGTCGCTAAATCGAATGGCGGCGCGATTTTATGGTTTTTCTGTGGCGCGTTTTTGGTTGTTGTCTTTGTGACACCGCGGATGACCTTGATTTTAGGTTGATTTGTTTAGCCGCGTGATTTTCAGATTGGATATAATTTTCAACAAACGATTTGGTAAATATATGTTTAGGATCTATTCTATTGAACGGATTATCGGTTTTGCTTGTTTTTTGTAATGGCGACATTTGTATTTTTGTTGGCTGAACAACACTTGACCACGACTCTTTTATCGGTCTGCGCATTATATGACCGCCGGTTGACGCATTATTTTGTAATGCATCAGATTCTTCCATGTGCTGCAAAAACAATGTTTTTGTGTTCTCTCTCTTCGCGTGAATATCTTGCAATAAATCAACAAATGTCTCTATATTATTTTTTATCCAAACTAACCACGCATACGAATGAAACTGACTGTTTCAGAATTATTATTGTAATTGAATGAAATCGATTCGGGCGCGTCGTTACTTTCATAAATAAACATCATTTTCATAATTAGTGTTTTTACTTCTGTATCCGGGTAATTACTTCTTGTGAAAATAAACGGCGAAATAATACCGGGTTTTAGTTCCAATTCAAAAATTATACCACCACGCGATGCGCTACTCAAAATTGTCAATAGAGAATTATCCAAGAAATATCTCATTGGTTCTATAGTGTTACTATTTGGGTTTTTTATGATACCGCCATTTTGCTTATACATCATTTTGTGGTTTATGTATATAGTATAACAAGACAAAACCCGAGACAAAACGGCAGGTTTTTATTTCTCGCATAATGTGTATATAGGTATGTTTTTGTATAATCAGAGCGAACAACACAGTATATTGCCGAAAAAAACGGTTGAACTCAACGGTCGCGTAAACATGATTGACGAACCGTCACTCGATATGCGCTTTAAAATGCAAGAAAAAATCGCCATTAAAAATAAAAGCACCGAATACCGCGAGGCGTTAACCGGCACATGGGAAGACAACGTTTTAGCGCAAGTTTTCTTTTCGACGGAAAACATACAAATTATCCAAAATGCATTGAGGGCGGGGGTGTATGCGCTTTCGGCCAACCAAATAGTCATTCCGCCGCAAAACATTGACGTTCTCAAAATCATCATGAGAAGCACGTATTTGCAATACGCCGAACATTACCCGACGAAAATCACAGAACAGGTCGAACGACTCAATAAACTCGTTCTCGATTATAGCGTGCCGACCGTATTTAACGAGGCAAAGGGGTATTTGAATTATATAAAAGACGCAAGCACATTGGTGGTTCCGCTCGAAGCGCCGATTAAAGTAGACCGACAATATAAACAACTCGAATTGAAACCGTGGTTTTAGTATTTGCGCGTGGCGATAAAATTGAATTTACACCGCGGCACATAATATATTATTCATACATGCAAAACAACTGCGGAACAGGCGCGGGCGGCGCAAATACAAACCATTTTGGTAAAATATTTGAAACAAACACCTGCAATGAATCGCGACTTGAACAAAACGGATTCGTAAAAACCGTGTTTACAAAAAGAAAATACGACCTTTGTTTGTCGAAAAAAGATAACGACAAAACCATCACATACGTAACACAAACCGGGCTAAAGTATATGATGAAACGCCGATTTTCGATTCAGTTGTTTCGTTATCCCGACGAAGCGTATTTGATTGAACACGAAGACGGGAAACGGGTTCTCAAAATATTGGAAAAAAAAGAACAGAGAGTCGACGGTTCAGTCGAAACCAAATTATGGAGCGGGCAATCGTTGAAACGCGAGTATGAAATGATTCTCGGCAATCGTTTCGTGGTGGATTATGGTTTTTGCGTAAGCGGGTTTTTGCAAAAAAAAATAATGTCGGCAAAACCCAAATACGAAACTCTAAAAAAAATATTGGCGGAATCCGGTATTGTCATAATGTTTGGCGAAGACGACAATTATTTCAGTATGCTCGATGCGTGGATTACCGATGTGGGCGTATGAGAACCTCGTTTGTTTTTGTTTGCGGTTTTTTGGAATGGATATTGCGTTTACACGAAATGGTGTGAACCGCGTATTTATCGGGCGGAAAATTTTCGCGAACATATGCAACGTCGGAATTGCTCAATACAAAATCGATTTTTTTATGTGAAATGTCATTGTGTAAGAGTCGAAATAATGTAGCGTGTTGTTCTAGATTAAACCCGTGTTCAGTATAGCAGACAAACGACGTGACGGTTTCGGGCACATACGGCGGGTCGATATAGATAAAATCGTTTTCTTGAACCGCGTTTAACGAAACCGAGAAATCGCAACATTCAAATACAACCTCGCGTATTAGCGTGTGAATTTTGTCCAAATGTTCTCGATTGATAATTTCGGGGTTTTTATAATGACCATACGGCACATTAAACCCATTCGGTCCGACTCTGAAAATGCCGCGAAAACACGTTTTATTTAAGAAAATAAACGCAGCCGACGCGGTGACGGTTTTTTTATCGGCCATTTCGTTGTATTTTTGGCGAATCCAATAGTAGTAATTTTCTTTTGTTTTCTTTGCGTCGATTATTGTTTTTGGTTTTCGGTCTATTTCGTCCGCATTTTCGGGCACTTGTCGAAATTCGTCGATAATCAATTGTATTTCATTATATAATTCGCGGTGGTGTGTTTGTATGTTTTTGTAAACAAAAATAAGCGCCTCGTTTAGGTCATATGCGTATATTTTACCCGTAATTTTTATTTTTTCAGTGTGTATCTGCGCCAAAACCGCGAATAAAACGCTTCCGCCGCCAAGAAACGGTTCTCGGTAATTGTTTATGACGCCGCTCGGAAAATGTGTCAATACCGTTTCTAGAATCTGCGTTTTCCCGCCGACCCATTTAATCAACGGTTTTACGATTTCCATGTTGATTGTATGTATAGAGTTTATATACAATAATTGCGCGCGGCGGCTTTAATTCAATTTTTTGCCAATAAAAAAAATATATACATTATGTTGTGTGTGTAAATATTTTTTGTTTTTTTTTTCGTGTCTAGTGTTTATTTTGCCGCGCTGCTGCTGCTGCTGCTCTTTACAACAATCTTCTTTTTCGCCGCCGCGCCCGATTTGGTCGCCGTTCCGGCCTGTATTTGTTCTCTTTTCTTTTTATATTCATCATAACTTTTTTCCAGCGCAATCAAATCGTTAAACCACTGCGTCTCTTCCGTCGTCGCCCGCAATGTCGACAACTCCGCCTCCATGTTTCCCTTTTCCTTCATAATCTGCGCCACGTTCTCTTCCGTCACCGAATCAAACGGCATTTTCACCAAATATTTATATTCGCCGTCGATTTTGTCGAATTTCATGGCCGTCAACATCTCGTTCACTTGCGCCGCGGTTTTTCGGCGAAGGTCAATCTTTGACGCGAGAACATCCTGAATATATTTCGCGCGATTCGACAACTTCATCAATTTAAACTCCATTGCGCCAATCAAATGCAGTTTTCGTTTGCGGTAAACCTCTAGCCGAACCGCATAAAAGTCATCGATGATTTCGTTCACCGATGCATATTTATGCAGCCGAAATTCTGAATTAAACAAATGCATGTTTGTCGTCGAAACCGTCGTCGTCAATTTCAGCAATTTCTCAATCGCATTCACGCCGTCTACCGGCGCAACCGACATCAACTCGTCTAATTTGCCTTTCGGAAAATGAACCACAATATCCACCGAAACCTCTGTCGACAATGACGTGAAATCTTTAATCACCGGCGCAATTCGCTTGCCGGTCTTGTCGGTCGAACCGTCGACCAACGACTCCATAAACGACACATACGGCATGGTTCCGGTTCCCACCGGCAATTCCGTGATGCGAATCTTGTCTTCGCCGATTTTTTCATAGACCCCCTTCACCAAAAACTTGGTTTCCGCCACCTGCACAATGGTTCCCTTGAACCCCTCGTAATACGGCACAAATACCTGATTCTCACGCGGATTCGCAATTTCCGTCATGCCCGACACGAGTTTCGATTTCAGATACTCAATCACGGTTTTCGGGTTATACGCCGGAATGCTCGACGAAAACCCCGTTCCGATACCCGAAATGCCGTTCATCAACACAAACGGTATAATCGGCACATAATACTCCGGCTCAACCATGGTTCCGTCGTCGTTTATATACGTCAACACCGCATCGTCGACCTCCGGAAAAACCAAACGCGTTATCGGGTTGAGAAACGTGAATATATATCTCTCCGACGCGCTGTCTTGCCCCGAATGCAGCCGCGTCCCGAATTGGCCTTGCGGCTCCAGTAAATTAATGTTGTTTGAACCCATATAATTTTGCGCCATGTTCACAATCGCGCCGTTCAATGACGCCTCGCCGTGATGATACGAACTGTGTTCAGAAACATATCCCGAAAATTGCGCGACCTTGATTTCTTCCGTCAATCGCCGTTTAAACGCCGAAAACAAGATTTTGCGCAAAGATATTTTTAGACCGTCGACCATATTCGGTATCGACCTCGCGCAATCATATGTGCTGAAATGAATCAATTCGCGGTCAATAAACTCCTCGTAAAAGACCGTCGGTCGGCTCGTGTCCAAATACGCGTGTTTATCGTAATTCTCCAACCACGTCTTCCGGTCGTCGGCGCGTTTCTTGTTAAACACCTTATCAATCATATCGTCGCTGTTTTCGTCAGAATAGACGAAATCGACGATTTTTTTATTGGCGAAATATTCCTTAAATTCGGCCGACGTTGACGTTCCTAATCCCTTGAAATATTTAATTGTCCATCCCGCGACCGACCCGCCCGACGCGACCAATGCGTTTTTCCAATTTGCGTATTCGCCGTCATTGTAAAACAAGAGCGTTTGTCCGCCGCGTTTGGCGCGCAAAATGGGCGTGTTCATAAACGACAAGAACCCGCGAATTTTTAACAACGATGCCCATTCGCTGTGAAATAAATTGATGCAAAGCCCCTTGATGTGCGACCCGTCCAAATCCTGGTCAGTCACATACATGATTTTCCCGTAACGCAAATGCCGGTTCACGTCCTCAATCGTTTCGTATGCGCGGCCGGTTTCTAGACCCAGTATCTTTTTAATGTCGCCGATTTCCTTGTTCTCGGCGATTTTTTTGATTTGTTCTCCGCGAACATTTAACAATTTTCCCTTTAGCGGGTAAATGCCAATGGTGTTTCGGTCATCCGCCGATAATCCCGAGACAATGCCGGAAAGCGCGCTCAATCCTTCGCACAGAATCAAAATACAGTCTTTTGAACTCGCGGTTCCGCTGTAATTCGCGTCGATAAAATTGGCGATTCCGCGAATTGTTCTTGTCTTGACCCCATCGCTCTTTTTCGCGAGTCGGCTCTCTTTTGCCTCCGTCAATGAACACGCCATATCCATCACCCCCATCTTCGCCACCTTTTCGATAAACGCATCCGAAATGGTGCACGACGACCCGAATTTGGCATACGGGGTGTTCATAAAATCCTTGGTTTGGCTGTCGAACGCCGGGTTCTCAATGTCGCATCTGACAAACAAAATGAGTTGCTCCTTAATCGCCGCCGAATTCACCTTGATTTTCTTTTTCTTTTCGATATAATCGCACAGTTTGCGAACGAGCTGCGAAACGATATAATCCACGTGTTTCCCGCCCTTGAACGTGCAAATGCCATTCACAAACGAAACCTGTGTGAACTCGTGCGTCGCCGACAACGCGACCGCATACTCCCATCTCTCGTCCGACTGTTCATATACGCGCTTGGTCTCTTCCTTTGAACCTAAATACATGTCGACATATTGTTGGAAATTCTTTACCGGTATGGTTTCGCCGTTGTAAACAACCCTGATTTTCTTGACCGAATGGTCAGTCACTGCACCAATGTCGTATACGCGTTTTTTGAGAAGCGCCAACATGTCTTCCGTGAGTCCGTGTATGCCGAGGCGGCGGTAATCTGGGCGAAACGATATGCGGGTATACGGCTTGGTCGTTTTCGAAACGGTCGTGATTTTCGGCGGCGAAATCACGTCTAGGTTTCGGCTGAATTCTTGCACATATTTTAGGCCGCGAATGTGGTCGACCGTTTCCACCGACCCCCACTCCGACCAAATCAACACCAATTTAAACCCGAACCCGTTTTTCCCGCCAACGATTTTTTTCTCTTCCTTGTTGTAATTGGTCGATGTTCTCAAATGGCCAAACACCATTTCCGGAATCCAAATGTCGTATTCCGGGTGTTTGGCCACATCAATGCCGTTGCCGTCATTCGACATCGTTATCGTCCCGTCTTCGCTTACCGTCGTCTCAATATAGGTCACGAACTTTTTATCCAACACCTGCGACTGAATCATGCGAATCACATGGTCGCGACAATTCACGATGCCTTCGTCGAATAATTTGTAGAGACCCGGTATGTATTCAATGTCGCGCAACACGATTTTTTTATTGGTTTCGTCAAATACCCACATGGTCGAATCCACATTTTCGATGGAACCGATATACGTGTCGGGGTTATCCAAAATGTGTTGTTTATCCGTTTTGCGTTGATACTGTTTTGCGAGTTGAGAATCGGTCGACATTTTCGGCGGTTGTTGTTGTTGCTGTGAAAGTGTATTTTGCATATATATTGATTGTATAAATGCCGATTATTTTTTTCAATTTTTTCGCCGAAAAAAATGTATACCGCTATTTTACAATACATTTTTTTCGAATTTTATCTTTACGTTGTTTTTTGCATGATTAGCGTAATCAATCAAAGCCAATATCAAAATAATTATCTGAAAGTCGTCACCGGCGGAAATGACCCGTCCATCAGCAGAAGTCAACAATACGCGCAAGTTGCGAGAAATACACATCGTTATAAAAAATACCCTATTGTCACATACACACCCCCGTTTTTTAAAGATTTTTTAATCGATTCAGGCAAAGTATCCACGTTTGACCTGACCGATTATTTGATTAGCGATTTTGATGGAACCACGACGTTTTACTCGTCCAACAGTAAAATATTGTCCATCAACGGGAACATCGCCACCGTGAACCGAGAAAATGGTCAGGTTATCGTTACAGTAACACAAACAAACGGTATAAACACGGTCGGCCGTAATTCGCAGGCTTTAGTCACGATAACGTCATTTGTGGTCAAATACGTGACAACGCTCAAGTTGAATGACACGATTTGTTCTTTTGGAGATACGCCGTTTCGATTACACGCCATTTCAAATTCGCCCGCGCCGATAATATACGATACCGATGACCATAATGTCGCGGTTTTTACCGCCGACAATGTTCTCATACCGGTAAATATAGGGGTGACCCGAATTATCGCATACCAAAATGCCACCGGAGGAAAAGACTCTACCTATACCGCGGCTTCCGTCACCGTGTCATTAACCGTAAACGCGATTCAGCCCGCCGTCCGTAATTTCTACATTTTAAAAGACTATGATTCTTATGGTTTCGCCGATGTAAACGGCTTTAACCGCAGTTTCAGTATTACCGGTGGGGTCAATTTTATTTCCAATTCGACCGGCGCATTTATATACGAATCATATGATACCAACGTCGCGACGGTTGACGCGGTCACCGGGTGGGTAACGACATACAGTAACGGTCAAACCATTATTTACGTAACGCAATTGGCGGCCGGAAATTACACCGAGTTTCGGTTTTCGTGTTATTTGAATGTGTATCCGATGATTCACCCGATAATCACGTTCAATAATATCGTCATTGACTTGGCCAATACGCCCGCTATTGATTTGACCGATTATATTTCCACCGATTCTGACGGCAAATTCACGTTCCGTTTGACCGATACGAGTCCATGCATCGATTTGTCCATTAACCAAAACATTGCCACATTTCACGGCGCGGGCGAGTATTATATTAACGCGGCATTGCCCGAAACCCACGCCTATTATAGCGGGTTTTATGCAGCCAATTCAACTGCTACAGTAATTGCAACCTCGCTAGTTGCGGATTTTAACACGAATCTCGTATTAAACGATTTTGCATGCAATTACAAAGATGCCTCATTTACGATTGATGCGGTATCCGATTCACCGTCATTAATCATCTTTTCTTCCGACAATACGCATGTCGCCACCGTTGAAGGAAACCGAATCATACCACACAATGCGGGAACCGCGCAAATCACCGCTATGCAACCCGCCTTTTCGGAAACCGATTTTTATTATTCGGCGGTTTCCAAAACCGTTACATTTACCGTAAACCCAATACAACCCACCGTCGACAATTTCGACGTTTTAAAAGACCGCGATTCGTATGGAATCACCGACGTAAACGGTGTGTATCGCCGTTTTCATATTACCGACCAGACCGAGTTTAACTCCGATTCGACCGGCGAATTTATATATGATTCATATGACACCAACGTCGCGACCATTGACGCGGCCACCGGGTGGGTAACCACCGTCGGCGAAGGAAAGACCATTATTACCGTAACGCAATTAGCCGTCGAAAATTACACCGAGTTTCGGTTTTCGTGTTATCTGAATGTGTATCCGCTGATTCATCCGAGAATCACGTTCAATAATTTTATCATTGACTTGACCAATATGCCCACCATTGATTTGACCGATTATATTTACACCGATTCTGACGGCAAATTCACGTTCCGTCTGACCGACACGAGTCCGAGCGTCGATTTGTCCATTAACGAAAACATCGCCACATTTCACGGCGCGGGCGAGTATTATATTAACGCGGCATTGCCCGAAACACATGCTTATTATGTAGCCAATTCAACGGCCACCGCAATATCAACATCGCTAGTCGCGGATTTTAACACGAATCTCGTATTGAATGATTTTGAATGCCATTACAACGATGCCCCATTTGAAATACCAGCGACATCCGACTCGCAGTCGACCATCACTTTTGTTTCCAGCAATACGAGCGTCGCCACCGTTGACGGAAACCGAATCACACCACGCAATGCGGGAACCGCGCAAATCACCGCTACACAAATCGTGTTTAATTCGCAGAATGTATCTTATTCGGCGGTTTCTACAACTGCCACGTTTACCGTAAAACCGATACAACCCGCCGTCCGTAATTTCGACGTTTTAAAAGACCGCGTCTCGTATGGAATCACCGACGTAAACGGCGTGTATCGCCGTTTTCATATTACCGACCAGACCGAGTTTAACTCCAATTCGCCCGGCGCATTTACCTACGAGTCTTATGATACCAACGTCGCGACCATTGACCAAGACGGGTGGGTAACCACTGTCGGGGAAGGAACAACCATTATTACCGTAACGCAATTGGCGGCCGGAAATTACACCGAGTTTCGGTTTTCGTGTTATCTGAACGTGTATCCGCTGATTCACCCGAGAATCACATTTAACAATTTTATGGTGAATTTATACAACACGCCCACCATCCATTTAACCGAGTATGTTTCCACCGATTCAGACGGCCAATTCACATTCAGTTTGGCCAGCGCGAGTCCGAGTAGTAATGTCACGATTCGCGGAAATGTAGCAACGTTTCACGGTGTCGGTGAATTCTATATTAACGCTGCACTGCCCGAAACACACGCTTATTATACCGGCAATTTCACCGCGATATGCATCGTCACCACTCTTGCGGTTGAATTCAGAACCCATCTTTTATTTGACGATTTTCAATGTCGATACCGCGACGCCCCGTTCGCTATACATGCCGAGTCGGATTCGCCGGCACCCGTTATGTTTTCGGTTTCGCAACCCGCAGGTCAACCCGTGGTTGCCACCATTACCGGCAATATCATTACGCCGGTCAATGCAGGCGTTGTCGCAATCGTTGCGACGCAAGATGCGTGGAGTGAAGGCGACCAGTCGTATTCGGCGACCTCGGCGACGGTTCATTTTACAGTGAATAAAATACAACCCATCATACAAAACATTCAAATATTGCGCGATTACGATTCGTATGGCATTACCGACGTGAACGGAGTCAATCGCCGTTTTCATATTACCGGTCAGGTCGATTTTATTTCCGATTCGCCGGGGGGGTTTACCTACGATTCTTATGATAAAGGTGTCGCGGTCGTCGACGCAGAAGGATGGGTTACCACCGTCGGGCAAGGAACCACCATTATTTACGTCACTCAATTGGCCGCTGCAAATTATGAAAAGTATACGTTTTATTGTTACGTGAACGTGTATCCGCTTATACATCCGACAATTACGTTTCAGCCGTTTGCCGTAAATATCGCAAACACCCACTCGGTGAATCTGCTGAACTATGCGACCACCAATTCAGACGCGGCATTGCAGTTCAGTTCGACCGACCCAAACATCGCGATTGACGGTGACATTGCGTCGTTTTCGGGAATCGGGCAAATACCCATAACCGCGTCATTGCCAGAAACTACGCATTACTATAGCACCACATACGCGGTCGACGTGGTCGTCACGTCGATTCAGGCGAAGTTCAATACCGTCATTGAGTTTTCGCCGGTTCAGTGTTTTTACCGCGATGCGCCGTTTCAGTTACATGCGTCGTCCAATTCGCCGAGCCCAATCACGTTCGTGTCTTCCGACCCAACCATTGCCGCGGTCGTCGACAACGTAATAACCCCGTTGAAAATCGGCCAGGTAACCGTAACCGCATCACAGGCCGCATATAATACCGACGATGTTTCTTACCCGGCGGCGACGGCGGAGGCGGTGTTTACAATTCATCCGATTCAGCCCACCATTTCGAATATCGATATTTTGCGAGACGCGGATATTTTCGGATACGGGTTTACGGAAAACATCACGGGCGGCGCAACGTTTCAGTCGAATTCCGCCGGGCAAATCACCTACGATTCGTATGACGAAACGGTGGCCACCGTCGACTCGTTAGGGGTCGTGACCAGCATCAAAAAAGGCACAACGTTGATACGCGTAACGCAAGCGGCCGCGGGCAATTACACGTCGTTCATGTTTCACTCGTATGTGAATGTGATTGAACTGACCCCGGCGGTCATTCGATTCGACGATTTTGTTTTCAATAGCGAATCGTCGGACGTGATTGATTTGTCGCAATATGTCGTGACCAATTCAGACGCGCCCGTTGTGTTTACGTCGTCTGACCCTACGCAATTATCGATTGCCGGAAACATCGCGACCATTATGCGCGGGTTTCTTGGCGCGGTAAACGTAACCGCAAGCCAGGTGAAAACACACTCTTTTTACGCGGGGTCGAAAACAGCGGTTGTGTTTATTACCGGTATTCATAAAAAATTTGAAACGAATTTGGTGTTTGGCGACGACGCGATTTCTTGTTTTTACGGCGACGCGGCTTTTCGGTTAGCCGCCACATCGGACTCGCCGGCACCGGTCGTTTACACGTCGGCCGATTCGAGTATTGCCGCGATGGTAGGCGATTTAATCACGCCGATGAAGGCCGGGGTTACAACGATAACTGCATCACAACCCGCGTATATCAACGCCGAGGTATTTTACAGCGAGGCGTCGAAGAACGCGACGTTTACGGTGAAACCGATTCCGCCGACGATTTCCAATCTTGGTATTTTACAGAATAAAGACATTTACGGTATTGGTGTGCGTTTTCACATTACCGACGGCGTGAGATTTATATCCGGCTCTGACGGCGAATTTACGTATAATTCTTACGACAAGAGCGTCGCTACAATTGATGTAAATACCGGATGGGTAACGACGGTAGGGGCGGGGTCAACCATCGTGTATGTTACACAAGAAGCGTCGGGTAATTATTCGGCATTTACGTTTCATTCGTATTTGAATGTTTATTAAAATGTGTTTTTAGGTTCTCTCATTTCATTATTTTATTCGAATAGAATAATGAAATGAGAGAACAAGTTGACATAAAAATCTTGGGTTTTTATGTCAACTTGTTCAAATGTAGGATTGGAATGAGTGGTCTTCGGCCGCCCCTTGCTGAGACTTTTGTTTCTAGGTTCTCATCAATCTACTTTTTATTTGAAATAAAAAACGCAAATAAGAGAACATGATGACATAAAAATCAATCATGAATAGGAAATGCCCGTTTCCTATTCGTAAACACACACAATTTTATTTTTTACCGCCGACCCACCAAATACGGTTTTTCAATATCGAGCATGAGCCGGTCGTAATCGGTGACGCGGTTCTCAATGTCGCTGTGGTTCGCGTATTGAGTCACGGTAGCGGGTATTATCATATACCAATAGTCTTGTTTTTGCAGTCTTTTCCAATATATATCAATGGCGTTTTCCTTTACGGAACCCGGTTTCTGAATGAGTTTTTGCGCGCTTTGTTTAAAGTTCTCAATGAGTGTATCGTAATAATGATTTTTTACGATATACCCGGTGGTGGTTTGTGCATAAAACACGCGAATACAGTAGTCGGTGATGGGCTGAAACGGCGGAACGTTGTTTGCGCCGACGAGACACATATCCCACATGATTTCTTCGTTGTCCGCAAATTTAGCGAGATTGGCGAGTAAAAGGGCGGGGTTGTTAAAAGTGATGTCGTCTTCGCAAATAAACACGTGGTCGTAACCGCGTTCCTTCGCGATTTCGAGACATTTGATGTGGCTCAATGTGCAACCGACCGCGCCGGATTTGGTGCGAATGGCGTTGAAACGTTCACCGACGACACCGATTTTAGCGAGTTCGGCGGTGGCGTGGGCGAGCCGGTCGGGGCGCGTTTCGAGATTGATGAAAATGGTATTCTTTAGAAGATTCATTGGTTGGGTGTATTTAGCGGGTTGTGTTTATGTTTGTTTTATTGGTGCATATAAAACCATCCGGTTATTATGTATTTATCGTCTGATATAGGAATTTTTCCGGTATGCGGAAACGTCCAGCAAGCAGGAAAAAGCAGGAGTTTACCGGCTTCGGGTTTTACAGATGTCTCGCCGAGAACCTCGGTTTCACCGCCTTCTTCGACGGTGTTTATGTACCACAAATAAGTAATGACGCGGTATTTTTTTTCCGGAAAATCAACGGAAAAATCATTGTGATAAATGTATTTTCCTTGGTTTTTCAAATATTTCTGCATTTGAAAAGTCGCCTCGGTCAAGTATTTAGCGCCAATTAATTTGAATTTTTGGTTGTCTTTTCGATTTTCGTTATATTTCGGGTTATCGTTCAACGATTTCATATATTTATTGACATTACGATTTAATTCTTGCGAAAGAAAATTTTGCACCTTAAACCATTTTGATTTCGGGTCGTTTGTTCGAATTTGAAAATCGAAGGTGTCTTTTATGTCGTTATTCACACCCGATGCGGTAACGCCCTTATACCAATTGTCCTTTTCTTCTTCGAAATATTGAATGATGTCTGAACATAGTTCTTTTGGAATAGAATGCGGGTTTAAATAAATAAATTTGTTCATTTCATATATAATATATATCATATTAAACGCCATTTTTTATGTAATTTTTATTCTATATCCGTTCAAAGAACCCGTATAAACTCTACTTTGTAAGTAGACTCTTGTCGAAACACACCATAAATGGCGTGTGTTTACGTCGATCCTGTTACCGCCAATGAACGCAGACGGTTAAAAAACTAAAAATCGGTATCTTTAGTTTTTTATTTTGCTAAAACTAAAGACAACCGAACCTAAAATATCAGAATTCTACGTTAAAATCATTTTTATAGTAATTTTATTTATTTTACATAAAAAATTAAATAAAATTATTACAACTGACATTATAATCAAGTGTAAGTTTTTTTTAATATTATATAATAGTATAATGACTTACAAATATAAAAACGTAGATATAAAGGATTTAGTTTATGGCGGAAATACAGATTCAACCAATGAAGGGTACACATCTTTTCCTGGTACTCAAATAACAAATGGTGCTGGGTCATCAGAAAGGCCTAATAATTTAGGATTTATGTATAAAGAAACCGACTATTCAAATAATAGGGTTGCTTATTTTATTGGTGTATATAGTACTACACTACGTATAACAAATGCAGATATTAGCTTTAATCATTTTACGACAGTAGCCGGTTATATGATTGGCGGCTCTGGCTCTGGTGGTAATGGTGGTGGCGGCCGTTCATATAAAACCGTCACTCACGGGGGTGGGGGTGGAAGTGGAGGTGGGGGAACAACAACCGCGTTTAATTATAATTACTCTGAAGCTATCTTATATTCTAATAATTTCGAAATAAATGTTACTATTGGTGCTGGTGGTATAGCATCATCTACAAAAAACAATTATTTTGATGCGAACTATGGCACTGACACGTATGATAATGAAAAGATGGCAGCTTACGGGAATGATGGAGGTGACACGAGTGTAAGTATATTGTATAATGCTTTAGATGGTCGCTCATTTATTGATACAATTGTATCACCGGGTGGGAAGCATGGTGATGGTGGTATTAGAGGGTGTAACGCCGACGGTGCAGAAGGTTATTATTTGCAAGGTTTATGTGGAGACGGAGGACTTACAGGATACCAATATTCAATTGTTAAATCACAAGGGACTGATGTTAGATTTAATACAGCAAATTATAACTTTACTTCAAAAACAGGGTCTTCAGGAACAGGATCCACTAACAGAAAAACTACGGGCTATGGAACAGGCGGCGCTATAGATAGATATAATAATTATAATTATCTTATTGATAATACAGCAGGAGGCGGCGGAAACGGCGGAATCGGATCCATTGATTGGGGTGGTTTAGGTAATAATGGCCGCTCTGGTTTTTGTAGATTATATTTTTTAAGGGAATAAAAATATATGAACAGTTCCAGCCTAAATAACATAAAAATATAGGTATAATAATCGTAAATTAATGAATGAATATTTTACTAAACCAACCGAATATAATATTTGTTGTTTTCACATAAACCGTCTTAATATTGATTCGTCGAATACATTTATCGAATGTTACACAACAACCCACATCACACCAAACCTCACTAAAAACACCCCTATTTGTTCAACTATTACATATTTATCTGACGATTGTCCGCCGATTTTGTTTTCGCCATTTAACCGCGAAAACTATAAATATAAAGAATTCCCGCAAGAAAATCAGATTTATATTTCATTCGCCGAAAAAAATAAACATATTGCATGTGACGGTTCAGACATATTCGGTGAATTAAATATATTCGGAAAAGAATACAGCGGCGAAATATTGGTAATTAACATATACGACAAAAAACCGGAAAACATAGAATGTTTTCAGTTTGAAGAAAAAGACCAGGATGAATCATTCGAAATCACAGAAATGCCCGACCCCGAAGAACTTATATTAGACACAACCGCCATTAATTTTGATTTTTTTGAAGATTTTTTTTACAAAAAAGAAAAAACCGAATACCCTAAATTACAACAAATATTTAAAAACATTATGCCGTATTACCCCGTAAATTATAAACCGGAAGAATTGTTAAACATCAAAAATACAACATATAAAATTACGACCAAAACCGTTCCGTATAACCAAACCAATTTTTTCAACGAAAAGAAACAAAAATACGGAAATGTAATGGTAGATATTCACGAGGTAAAAGTAAACGAAAAAATACCCTCAAACAATCGGTTTTACCGAAAACACAGAATCGACCGATTTTACCAAAAAGATATTTGTCGCTGGATTATTGCTGAAAGCGAAAAATATGCAGCAGCAAATGGAGGATGGACAAAAAAACGACACGCAAAATACCCGACAACCGATATTCCGGCAAATCAAATTACGTCTATTTTTGGGTTTTTGCTCATTTCAATGGAAACGATTTTAAGCCAAATAAACAAGTTGTATGGTTTTGGCGAAATAACGTTCAATATAAATGATTTATTTGTAGTGAAATACGACGAAAACGACCAAACCGAATTGGAACTTCATAAAGACGGGTCATTTATAAGTATTAATATTATGTTAAGTGATTCATCTGAATATGACGGGGGTGGAACACATTTTAAAGATGACGACAAATCGTATTTTTTAGAACAGGGTGATTTGTTGATTCATTGTGGTCAACTACAACACTGTGGCATGAAAATAACAAAAGGAAAACGTTATTGTCTTGTCGGGTTTATAGATATTATTTTGTCTTAACCGCCTCAACCAATCCCAACACAATTTGTTTCAATTCGCGAATCTCGCGTATCTGTTTCTGCAACAAATCGTCCATGTTCTGTATCGGTTCATCCGCAATGGCCTCGCGAAAATCGATGGGTTCCGGCCGCGTTTCATTCAGCGGCATGTATTTCGCCTGCGCCGCCGCCGCACTCGGGTCGGTCTTTTCAATGACCATCGGTCGCGGCGGCATCGGCGTCGCCGCACCGCCCCCCTCGTAAATCGGCGACGCGTTTCCGCCTAAAGTCACGGGCGGGATTTTATGCGTCAGCTGAATCATATATTCCAGCGTATCCTTGTTCAATTTATGCACATCGTTCTTGGTCAGCTCGGTCTTTTCGTATTGTTTATAAAACGTTTCGATAATCGATTTAAACCATTGCGCCTTTTGCGCGGGATGATATTTCGCAAAAATGCCGGTCAAATGCGGGTTCGTATTAATAATATTCCACAACAATTGTTGATTTTCGGGGTGAACATATAGCGCCATTCGATAAACATACCTTACGTATTATTATTATATGTTTTTCCGCAACAAAAAACATATAGACATATTCGCCTAAATTACAACATACAATTTTACAACCATGAAAACCTATTTTTTCGGTCTAGACGGCACATTATGCACAACCGCGCACCACGGTAATTTCGAAAACGCGAAACCGATTGAAAAACACATTGACTACGTGAATTACCTGAAATCGCAGGGGCATTTTATCGTGATTTGGTCAAACCGCGACGAAATAAGCGGCCAAACCGAAACGATGAAAACATACAATCAACTGCAAAAATGGAACATTCAATACAACAAACTCATACTATACAAACCGGCGTTTGATGTCTTGTATGACGAAAACGTATACAACAAAACGGAAATCATCAATCATCACAGGCTACACACCGGGGCGCGGTTTCGTGACCGAAAAACCGAAAATCTAAAATCCCGTTTTTTTAGTAACTGCATGATTGTGGCGATATGTCTTGCCCCGGTATTTGTTGCGATTACTCCGGCGGTTGTTCTTGCGCGTTTTACGAATGCGGTCGCCGCCGCCATATTTGTGTGGAACAAATAATGACGCTTCGATTCTTTTTGACGGAAAAATGTCGTCGAAAAATGTATCGACATCATTTCCGCTCACGTCTTTGCTCGCCTTCTTGGCGTATCTTATTAGGTTCTCTAAATAATGGTCTACGCTTTCCATAAAATTATACGGTATTTGTGATTTGTCGTAACTGATGCGGTAGTCGCCAATATAAAACCCTTTACTTGTTTTGTTTTTTGTCGGAAACACATCAAGATTTATTTTAAACGGTTCTTCGTAATTTGTTGAATCTTTGTCGTTTTCCGGCTTCACCATATCGTCGGGCTTCACCATATTTTCGGGCACTACAATTGGGGGATTGTCGTATTTTGGATTGTCGTTTACCGGTTCTGCCACAACAACGGTCGGCTCTGTTGGGTTCATTATCTACAATAACGCGACATTTTTATTGCCGTTCGTTGAAATATTTTTTGCGGTATTGTCCGACGAATTTATCGGAAACGATGGTTTTCCGGAAAAAGTTGATTTTCTTTGTCCGCGTCGACAATTTGCGCCCGCCCTCCATTTCGCCCGTCAACAAGGTAATGACAAAAAAAAGCGAATACATGCCGCATTCTGTATTGCTTTTTTGGTGTTCAATGCCGCGATTGTCCAAATACTCTAATTCCGGCAAACCCGCGTCGACCGCTTGTTTCCGCACGCGGTTCACCAAGACCTCAATTTCCGCGGGTATGCTCGCGCCGGTGCTGTCGAAAAAGAAAATAAAATGTTCGTCTAAATCTATAAAAAGAGAAACCCAATGCGTTCCGTCTTCCGTCGATTTGCTTAAATTAAACACCACGCCTATTTTCGTTTTGCCCGCATCGACCATATGTTTCACCGAAAATGTACACAGCTCTTGCCAAACACACGTTTTGTCGTCTACACCGCGGCTATCGAAATCAATCGGGGTCGGGCCGATTATCTTAAAATTCGCGTATTTTCGCTCGTATTGTTTGAGAACATTGACGATGTCGAAATTGCTCAACCACGCATTCGGGTCGCGTTTCCATTCGTCGGGGTGGTCGGGCGCAAACACGTATTCGTCGATTTTCTTGCGTTCGGCCGGGTCATCAATGACGTTTAGCCAACAGTCTTCTTTTGAGCATTTTGACATGCGGTCTTTTAGCTCGATCCATACTTTTTGCGGCCGAGACCCCCGAATCGGCGTTTCGGGGTGGTGTTTATTGTAAGACGTTTTCAGTTTTGCGAGAACATCGGGCGTAAAACAACTGTCGCCGACCGCCGTTTTTCCTTTTACCACCGGGTTACAGTTCATTTTTTTGAAGGTCGTGTTTCGGCGCGACGACGAGTGTCTAGACACGGTTCTTTTTTGCCGACGCATACGGGGGCGTAGTATTTACAGTATGTTTAGATTTTATTGGTCTATTTGTCGCCGGTCATCATCTAGCACTGTTTGACGTGGGCGGCGCCGTTTTCCAAATGTTGGTTTTGGTGAAGAAATTGGTCATTGATGCCGACTCTTTTAACACGCGTTCTTTTCCCCAAAACGAATGTGTCGGTTCGGCCGCCGACATCTCGCCGAATAACACGTCTTCGTCCTTGGCGGCATTGTCGTCGCCGTATTGGTTCGTCGCGTTTTCCAGCTCTTTCATTTTAAAATAGCCAATCAAGGTTCTCACATACGAGTCGAATTCTTCGCTAATCGTATTCGATATTTGTTTTTTCGGGTTTATCAACAGTTCGGTCGTTATTTCTAAAATGGAATCGCGGTATTTTTTAATGTCTTGCAGGTGTTCTTGTTCTGCGCGGTATTTTTGGGGGTTCGTTTCAGACATGTAGCGGTTATAGTGGTTCTTGTTCATCAATAATTCGAGCGTGATTTTGTCGATGGATTCGTGAGAACTCGGCGGGGCGGGCAGGTCGGACGAAACAATATCGGCGGCGGTTTGTGAAGATGGCGGGGTTTCCATGGTATAGTTATTACGCGCATTTTCTTTACATTATTTTGTCGCAAACCGCGGCGTTTTGTAAAACACACCATTGACCACAACTATTTAGACAAACCCGCGCGCGCCGAAATTATATTGTAATATAGTATAACATAAATACACATGTCAGTAAATATTCCCTTAACGCCAAGTGCGCAAACACAGACATCTACTCATAATCTCGGCGGCCCGTTTCAGGGCTACAGTGCAAGACAAACGACGGTCATGTATAAAGATTCCGAAAACGTCATGGCGCGGCGTATTTTGCGCAAAGCGTGGAACACCCCGTATGCGGTCGGCGTGGTCAACGGCAAAACGCGCGCCATTGGCGAGTTTCGGGCAGTGAATAATCTAGGAGATTTTTTGAGTCGACAGAATTATGTTTCCGGAGGACCAAACCAAATCAACAAGACGTTTCCGGGCAAGACCGGCCGCATCGGGTCGGCCAATTCGCAGCCTGACGGAACCGGCATTTCGGCATCCTCGTGCAACCCGCGATTCGTGCCGGATTCGTCGGATTACATTACATACAAGAGACAGCGCGCGCAAAACCGCACCTACAATGACGTGAAGAACGGCGGTGACCAACACAATGCGTCGTATTCGGCATTGATGGCCATTCGCCGATTTTAGGCCGATTTTTACGCCATACATTATTATAGCAATACTATATAAGCAAACATGATGAACCCGGTATTTATTCAGCAAGACATCAACAACGGCGCATTGTCGTTCTACAACGCGATGCCGCAAAAAGACTTTACTTCTGACGGCAATGCGTCGTTTGAAATGGGACGCAAGGTTTTTGTGAAAACCCACCCCGTAATGGCAAACCAACAACCGCATCCGCAAAATCACCAAAAAAAGTGGTTAGGAAACCGCGATTCGTCGCAAGTCACTGCGAATCGCCGAAATCATTCCATCGGCAAAGGTTCCGTCAATACCGCCGCCGCCACAAAATTTTCGTTTACGACATACCGCGACGTGAATACCGTAAACGATGCGCTTACGCGGTGTCGCTCGGGCGGGAGTTGTGTTCCGGCCAAATGCCGCGCGCGCAAAACCAATGCACCGACACCGAGTTTCGCGCCCGCCGCGCCGAAACATGACATCGGCATAAAATACCCGGTTTTGTATCATTAGTTTACAAAAATATTTTAGCATTGTATGATATAACAATTATCATATCATGTATAACTATTTAGTCGAATTTCTCGGAACGAGTTTTTTGGTGTATATTTTTTTAGCCACCGCAAGCCCCATTGCCATCGGCATTTCTCTGTCGCTGATAATTTTGCTCGGACGAAACATTAGCGGGGGTTATTTCAACCCCGCGGTGACCATTGTCATGGCTTCCGTCGGTCAATTGCCCACCGGCGACATCATACCCTATTGCGCGAGTCAAATTTTAGGCGGGTTAGTGGCACTTGAATTGTATAAACGGTATCAGATTTAACGCGATTTCTGAATCATTCTGAAAAAAATAAAAAGACCTATCACTGTGAGAGAACCTACGTATATTTGTATCGCAAAATTGTTCGGCGGCGACGACGGCGGAGGCGGGCTATCCAATTCTAGATTCGCAATATTTAGCGGGGTTTCAGAATCGGGGGTTTTGTCCTTTTTGTCGGCGTCGTAAATAAGGGCTAGCATCTGATAAATATCAGAATCCGGCATTTTTGTAATAGCCGACGGCACCGTTTCGATGTTCTCGTGTGGCATATCAAAATACGAATATCCGACTAAATAATCTGGTTTTTTATCGATTGGTTTTAGCGTTAATGTCGGTGTTTTGGAGGTTGAATATAATGCGCTATACATTTTTGGGTTTGTATTGTATTAAGATAAAAATTTTTATGTTTTTTATGTTCTAAATAATATAATTGAGAACATAAAACGAAACGTGGCAAAAAATTGAACATAAAATAATCTATGGTTTTGTATACATCCGTAAACATGGAAGAAATCAATACAAGAATAAAAAATGAAATATCACATCAGTCGTTGCAAGAATTAGCTGACGAAAAACTTATGCCCGAGTATAAACAATGTATTTCAGTTCAAACACAAATAAAAAAACTCGCAGATGTTCTCGATAAATACATTGACCATGACGTAAAACAACAAATTATAGATGAATATATGATGCAACTTGTCCCGCCCGGGACCAAAGCCGCCATACGCGGCAATAAATTTAATTTTATGGTAAAAAACGTCATCAATGAATTGCAATTAGATACGGCACGATTTGAAATTTGTTTTGAAAAAAAATGTATTTCGCATGTAACTTCCGAAATACCCGATTGGTATATTCTCGAAAAATCAACCGATAAAATTATTATTGGAATGAATCAACTCGATTTGTGGGGTGGCGGACACCAAATAAATCGCGGCTCGAAATACATTGAAAATAATACACATAATACCGAAAAAAGCAAATTATTGTGTGTAGTATGCAATGAAATACGGTTTACAACGACCAAAAGTAAAATATACAAATTGTTTGAAATCGGGTTTCGCGAGAACACGTTGTGTTATTTGAATAATCTACATAATATTATTCAATCGTATTTTGCAACAAATGATTGAATTCACAAATCAGTTCTTGTTTTGATATCGATTTTGGACCAACCGTGTTGTTGAATTGAAACGCGATTGCCGATAATTTCGCGATGTTTTCGCTGACGGGTTTACCGTTTGTAAATTTTATGAAATAATGCGATTGGGGGCTTTTTTCGTCGATTTGTGTATCTATTTTTCCGGCACAAAAGCCGACTCTTCTAAATGAAATATCGGGGTTTTCCGTTTTTTCGGCAAACCTGAAATTTATCGGTTCTAGTTTTTCTTTTACCGGTCGGTTTGTCGTTTTTTTTACCCAAATCTGAAAAACACACGGAACATCTGTTTCATCACCATTTACTAAAAACGATTTTTCCGGCAAATCGGTTTCGATAACAAGATGAAAATTCAACGGAAATGTTTTTTGCAAGCTGTTTTTTTTGAAACTTTTCGGCAAAATGAACGATATGCTGTCGCAAAATTCGCATGATTTTTTTATGAATTTAATCGCGATGCCGGATTGGCGGCCGAACGGCGGATTGCCGATCACGTGTATTTTATCGAAAACACCGATAATATCGCGATAATCATATTGCAAGAAATCTTGTTGTATAATTTCGTCGTTTTCCGGTTCAATATCGTAAAACCGGTAGTTATCGGTCAATCTTTTTATGCTCTGAATAAAAGAACCGTTTCCGGCGCTGGGTTCAATGAATATATCGTTTGATTTTTGTATGGGTATGTGTTGTGTAACGAGTTGTATGCAAAAATCGACCGCCGCGGGTTTTGTGTAATATTTGTCGATTGTATTGCGCCGTAAACCGGTTGTTTGTTGTTGTGTTGTTTCCATATGTTATTGTATTATATGAGAACATGTTTAATTCAATTTTTACCGACATAATTTGACATAAAAATCGAACATTTTTGGAATCTTCTAGGTTCTCTACTATTGGTTTTTTATTTCATCATAAATATCATAATTAGAGAACATTTTTAGAAACTTCTAGGTTCTCTACTATTGGGTTTTTATTTCAAAATAAATATTGTAATTAGAGAACATGGAAACTTCTAGGTTCTCTACTATTGGATTTTTATGACAAAATAAATATTGTAATTAGAGAACATGGAAACTTCTAGGTTCTCTACTATTGGATTTTTATGACAAAATAAATATTGTAATTAGAGAACATGGAAACTTCTAGGTTCTCTACTATTGGTTTTTTATTTCAACATAAATATTGTAATTAGAGAACATTTTTAGAAACTTCTAGGTTCTCTACTATTGGTTTTTTATTTCAACATAAATATTGTAATTAGAGAACATTTTTAGAAACTTCTAGGTTCTCTACTATTGGTTTTTTATTTCAACATAAATATTGTAATTAGAGAACATTTTTAGAAACTTCTAGGTTCTCTACTATTGGGTTTTTATGACAAAATAAATATTGTAATTACACCGAAATACAAAAACAACATAAACATAAACCCATAAACCACAACAACCATGTTGGTTCTTATTAACAATACCGTATTCAGTAACACATTTATTCAAACCCAATATGTAAATCAAATCCCGACTGAAACAAATCGTGGCGCGGATTTGTCACCTCCCCCGCCGCCGCCGGTAATCAACGACATCATCATGAAAATCCAAACCGTATTGAGTGACCGAAATCAGCCCATCATTATCAAAGACATTGCGTTGGTCTGTGTCGGTGATATTTACAACGCCGCCGAACTGTTTAAACATCTCCAAATAAAGCCAATCACCGCCTCAAAATACGAAATCATCATTCATCTCTATAAAAAATACGGGCTAGAATACGCGCTCAAAATATTGGACGGCGCATTTGCGTTTTGTCTTATCGATTACCGAATTTGCAATAAAACATCGAAAATGTATATCGGGACCGATACATTCGGTATATACCCGCTGTATCTAATGACCGCCAGCGAAACCGTGTTTGTTCTTTCTCAAAACATCAAAACGATTCGGCCATACGAGAACCATTTGCGCGAGTATTTCGACGACTCCAAGAACATTGTAAAATATAACCGACTACCTCCGTCATCCGTGACCACCTTCGAACTGTCGAATCTTGTTTCGCCAAAATGGCACTTAACCCAATTCGCGCATCGCTACTACAGTATTTGCTGGTTACGCAAATTGTCGCCGAACCAAATATATTTGCCGATATTCAAGGACGACGACAGTATCGACAAACATTTTCAGAATTACGAAATAATTTACCGTTCAATTCAGTTTTATTTTAATAATGCCATTGAAAAAATGTGTGAACCCGATAAACCGATTGTTTGCATATTAGACGGCGGTTTCGCCAATTACCTGATTGCGGGGCTATTGGCGAATTATTGCGAAAACAAACGAGCCGCAGGGGCAAAACCGCCAATCGTAATTACGTATGCCGCGGGGTTTATGCATTCCGACACGTTGCATGAAATTCAATGTTTTACAAAATACCTCGAAATAGACCACACCGAAGTTCTTTTTACCGCCGAAAATATCGCCCAAATATTGCACGAGGTCGTTTACATCACCGAATCGTTCAGCAGCAAAACCGTCGAAGACAATGTCGATTTGTATTTTGTCTTGCGTCAAATAAAGGAAGATTTCGCGGCGGATGGCGATTGCCATATTTTTTACGGCGCCGGGTTCAGCGAAATCGTCTGCGAAACGGTTGCGCCCACCAACGATTTACTGAAATTCGATTCTAAATGTATCGAAGTCTTGGAAAAATACCACAAAAACGGATTGGACGGAGTATCCAAAACGTTTTCGCATTTCGGGTTTACGCCGAAATTGCCGTTTCTAGACCGGGGTTTTGTCGAATATTTTATTTCTTTGCCGCCCGAAATACGGTTTATTGGACACGAGAATACGGATTTCCGCGACTGTTTAATTCGTTCTTCGTTTGACATATTGCAACAAGATTTTTGCGCCGAACAAATGTCCGATGACGACGACGACTGGAAACCGTTGATACCTGAAGAAATACTTTTCCGCGAAACGACCCCGATTTTCGATCAATACATACAAAAAAATAAAATCATTGATGAATACGTGAACCAAACCATACCCGACAATTACGATGCCTCTGTGTTTTCGTATCAGAGCCCGCCGACGAACGCAAAGGAATACATGTATCGGCGATTCTTTGAATGCGAATACGAGAACATGGCGACGGTCGATGCGTAAATATTGTCGTCGTCGGGTTTTTAGAAGAATTATTTGCGGTAATAATGTATAATGTATCAGGTAAACCCGAGTTTTACGTCGTCGATGCGACGATGCGATTTGGTTTCGCCCACCGTAAATGTTACAATTACCGATATTTCAGCGACACTAACATATTCGGGATTTGTCGACAACACGTTTAATGCCGGCCGGCCGTTGTTGTTGTATTCTTCAACAAATCAGAGCACGACCGGCTATTCGTCGACGGAAGTTACCGGCACCGCATCATATTCTTTAGGCGGGTTAACCGGCGGCACACAACCGTATTATTTTTACATACAAAAAGGGTATATTCGCAGCCCAATGATAACCGCATTGACTGCGAATAATCCGACGGTGTCTAATATAACATCTAGCACCGCCGCTATAAATTATAGTATATCAACATATTACGGTGTATCGGTATACGGGTCAACATTATACTACGGGACAACATCATATGCTGCTATTAGCGGTTTGTCGGGAACTATTACGTTGACGGGGTTAACATCAAACACACTTTATTATTATTACACGAAAATATTGTATTCGTACAACGTAATTCAACAGAGCAATACCATAAATAATTTTACAACCTCGACGGCAATAACTATATATACAATAACCGGCGCAGAATCCGGCGCGTACGATTTAATTAAAGACGTTAGCAATATTTGTTTTTTAACGCCGGATATTCCATATACGTTAACGTTTTCTAATATCGACCCATCTAAAACATACAATTTTTTAATTGTAGGCCCGGGCGGGTATGGCGGGTCTAAAAATGGTGGAGGGGGGGGCGGTGTAATTTTTGGCGAATGTAATTTTTCGCCAAACACCCCGTATACTATTTTTGTTGGCAATTCAACAACCGACAACAATTCAAAATCATATATTATGAGCAGTGATTTGTCATACACCGCATATTCCGGGTATACCGCAGTCGATGTATCAATGCGCGGTGACGGCGGGTATTCGATTAGTAATAACTTTATTAGTAATAATATTATTTTTTATCATAACGGTGGAAAAGGCGGATATATAGATACTGAAGGCAACGAATACATTAGCGAAGGCATACTTTCTAGTCCGAGTTTTAAAAGAGATAATTATCATGATTATTTTAATATTTTCTTTAGTGGCGGTGGCGGCATGGTTGGTAATGAATCCTACGGTGGCGGTGGGGGGTGTGGTTATAACGGATACGCCGGCGGCGGTGCCGGCATTACGGGCGGCGGTGGCGGCGCGGTTTCTGAAGGTAACACAAGCTCGGGGGGCGTATCGGCAAACCAATATTTTACGGATTCGTATTTATTTAACGAAACTATTCATTCGTCAATAAATTATAGCAGTACCACTTATTATTCATACACAAATTATAACGGTATTGATGGGGTTATAGGTTCCGGAGGTGCGGGGGGGTCAACCGTGGGTTGTCAATCAATATGGGTAGCCGGTCAAAAAGGAGGTTCAGGTGGTGCAAACACCGGCGGGGGCGGTGGAGGAGCGAACACAACCGGTGCGCCTGGCGGTGCGGGCGGTTCAGGTGTTGTTATTATTTGGTGGGTCAACAATGTGATAATTTGAAACGCATTACAATTTCGGCCAAAAAACGTCGAAAAATGAACCGACCATTTTCCATATTTCTTGTATCCAAACAACCGTCGCCTTTTCGGCCGAAACTAACGCCGTAACTCGTGCTGGCTCTTCCGCCTTCCACACAAATTCACGAATCAACGGAAACACCTTTTCGATTTCCGCCGCGATTTTATGCGCGACATCGCAGTGTTCTTTTTGCGTTGTATTTGCATCGGTGCGAATCTGAATATAATGAATCCAACTGCGCAATGTGCCGTTCATATACAGCCGCGTGTTGGTCAATCCTTCGCTCAATAAACAACGCGCCTGTTCTTTCGCCACATTATTGGCGATACAAAAATCGTAATATTTCTTTTCGGCGGCAATAATCTCTTTTTGACAAGCAATGAAATCAGATTCGATTATTTTGTCGATTTCGTCGTTCTCGTTTAACGACACACTCATCTGCCGATTCGCCGGGTGCTGAAACCGACACTCGCGCAACGTAAAATCGGTCACTTCCGCATATCTCTGACTGAACTCCTGAAACGTGAATGACCGATGCCGCAAAATCTGACGCGAAATGTCGCGCGTCGTTTCGATTTCAACGCAGATATTCACCATTTCAAACGGCGAATAGTGGTGGTTTTTCAGCAAATACCGACACAACTTTTCGGCCGTCTGATAATTCTGTTGGTTCGCGGGGTTCGACACCCTTGCGCAAAACGCAACTTGTTGTAACAACGTCAAATCTTGGTTATCCGCATTGTCAGCGACCGGTCGCGAATAAGAAACCAATTTTGCGCGATTACACTCCATTTTCCGAATTCGATAAACCATATAGAGCAAAAAATTCTATATTGTTTTTTATCTGAACAGCCGTTTCAGCCTACGGTGATACTAAAAATCCATTTTAAACGAAAACACGTCGGCATCGACGGTTTTATTGGCAAGCGCATACTCCGAATTGGTTCGTTCGAAAAAATTAACCTTCGACTCAATGCTAATCAACTCCATAAAATCAAACGGGTTCGCCGCATTGTATATCTTGTCATACCCGAGTTGTAGACACAATCGGTCGGCCACAAATTCAATGTATTGTGCCATCAGTTTCGAGTTCATACCAATCATACGGCAAGGAATGGCTTCGATAATAAACTCTTTTTCGATTTCGACCGCGTCTTTTATGATTTCGTAAATGCGTTTCTTCGGCAGTTTTCTATGTAGTTTCGAATACAGCAAAATCGCAAACTCCGTGTGCAACGCCTCGTCGCGCGAAATCAGTTCGTTCGAAAAAGTCAGTCCCGGCATCAGTCCGCGTTTTTTAATCCAATAAATCGCGGAAAAACTAGACGAAAAGAAAATGCCTTCAATCACCGCAAACGCGACCAACCGCGTCGCAAAACTACTGCGTTTATCGTGAATCCATTTTTTCGCCCACTCGGCTTTTTTCGTGATACATGGGTAGGTCTCAATCGCATTAAACAATTTGTTTTTTTCTTCGGGTTCTTTAATGTAGGTGTCAATCAAAATGCTATACATGTGCGAATGGATATTCTCAATCGCAATCTGAAACCCGTAAAACGCCCTTGCTTCCGACACTTGCACATCATTCATGAAACGCGATGCGAGATTTTCAATGACGAGCCCGTCCGACGCGGCGAAAAATGCAAGAACCATTTTAATGAAATTTCTTTCATCATCAGACAGTTTTACCCAGTCGGCCACGTCTTTCGACAAATCGACCTCTTCGGGAATCCAAAAACTGTCTACGCTTTTCTTGTACATTTGCCAAACGTCGTCGTATTTAATCGGAAACATAACATACCGATTATCGTCAGGTTTAAGAAGCGGTTCAACAAAGGTCGTTTCAGTTGCCATTCCTTGCCGTATATCCTAAATAATATACTCTTTAGATATTATTGGGGGTAAAGATGGTCGGTGATGTAGTATATGCGCATGTTTCTATATTGTTTTCGCCGCGATAAATTATTGCACCACAAACGAGTCTAGAAAAATACACTGTCAAATGCGCGGTCTTTATCGACCGTATCGAGATGCATTTTCAGTTCGGTGAACCCGCCAATGTATGCGCCGTCGTAAAAAACCACGGGAAACGTGCGATGACTCTTTCCAGACAAATTATGAATAAATGCCAAAAACCCGTCTCTGTTTGTTTCCAAAAATACGTCACAGTTAATTAGCGTCATCGGGTCGCGTTGGTTTTGCAATATGTTTTTTGCGCGGGTGCAAAAAATACAGTCGGATTTAGAATAAACAGTAAACCCGATTTTTTCGGGCAACGGAAACGACATTTACGATACTAATACACTATACAAATATATTTTCATATACTATAATTATATGTTTTGCAAATACAAAAATATATTCGGAGAACCTAACCACGGCGTTCATGCCTATCGATTCGTGGGCGTAGCGATTGTCGATGTGGTTATGACGATTCTTGCAGCGTTTCTCATAGCGTATGCCATAAAACAACCCGTTTGGCTTGTTACCACGATACTCTTTATTTTAGGCATAATCGCGCATCGATTATTTTGTGTTCGCACAACCGTCGATAAAGTGTTGTTTCCGAATGCAGCATAATACGGCGGCCGAGCGCATTGACGTGCATATTTTTGGCGATAAAAAAAATATGCGGGTTGTATAACTACTCGCCGCCGGATGAAACTAAACGCGGCATACGACTCGGCGGATTCTGTTCTCGGCATTGCATACAGCCCCAAATCGTTCGACGCAAGTAATTCAGACACAAAAAAAGGCAGAAAAAACAAGAAACAGAACGAAAAACAAATAAAAAAGGACATGATTAACGTCTTTTATGCGGGCGAAATCGAAAAAATAGAACAAGAACGAGAAAATGCCAGAGAACGGAAAAGCCGTAAGCAAACCGCGCCGGCCATTACGTCGGCGGTCGAAAAACCATATGAATATATACATCACATGTCGAGCAAGGAAAAAGAGGGGTTCGACGCAAAATTCACCAAACCAAAGAACGAGAACCAAGAAGAATACGTGAATTTGCTTAAACAAAAAGGCAAGAAAATCGTCGTCGCTACCGGGCCATCGGGAACCGGAAAAACGCTCTTTGCCACCGAGTTTGGCGTTCGCAATTTCATGACGGGCGTTTACGAAAAACTCATTTTTACGCGTCCGTCCGTTTCGGTCGACGAAGAACTCGGGTTTTTGCCGGGAACGCTAGAAGAAAAAATGGCGCCTTGGATACGGCCGATTTATGACGTGTTGTATAATTTTCTAACACCAAAAGAAGTGACAACGTTGTTGGAAGAGAACATTATCGAAATCGCCCCGCTCGGATATATGCGCGGCAGAACATTCAAGAATTGTTGGATTGTCGCCGACGAAATGCAAAACTCGTCTGTATCGCAAATGAAAATGCTGATGACGCGTTTAGGGGAAAATAGCCGAATGGTCATTACCGGCGATTTAGAACAATACGACAGACACGACGAAATGAACGGTTTAGAAGATTTTTTGGAGAAATTCAAGGGAAAACGTTCATCGAGCATTAGCAGTTTTGTGTTTCAGCTCGCCGATATTCAGCGCGAAGAAGTCGTGAAGGAAGTATTGGAAATATACGGCGGCGAAATTCCGGCCGATTATTGTGTACCCGAAACCAACACGTGAACGGGTCGGCCGGCCGGGACGTAAAAAAATAAAATCATATGAATATGTATAGAAACATGTTTTTCAAATTAAGAAAATTCAACATTCAATTTAAACCGGTTTTGTATAATCGGTATGTTCTCTATTTCTTTGTGATTCTTTCTATTTTAGAAATGATTCTTTTTATGAACACCGGCGATTTTAACTCGTTGTTTACTTTTATATTTATCGCCATTCTCGTGAGTTTTTTCAATAAAAATATGATTGTTATTTTGTGCGTTTCTTTAGCGGCAGCGAATATTTTAAAATACGGCATCAAGGGCGTCGTGAATGAGGGGTTTGAAGACGACTCCGCGGCGGAAGGCGAAAAGCCCGCGCTCGTGGAGGCAGCATCCGATGTGCCGGCGACAAAACCGACAGCCGGCCCGACAACCTCGCCCGCGCCGACGACCAAACCCCCGGCGGTGACCGAAGCGATGAAAAAAGACTACTCTGAATTCACTGATGTACAAGAAAAAATAAACGAAGGCATGAAACAAATGGAACCACTATTGAATAAAGCCGAAACGTTTATCGATAAATATAAGCATTTGCTGTAAACAAAGAACATTTTTTTCGCCGCATTGTATAAGATAAATATATTTTATTGTATACAATGCCAAGTCTCGGCTCGCTTTTCAATAAAATCGGCGATGCATTCAGCAAAATCGGAGAACTCTTTGATGTCGTTAAACGGGGTTTCACCGAGGCAACCGGTTTTTTCAAGAAAATCGGGAATTTTTTTAAAGACATTAGCAGCGGATTAAACAAAATTTCAAACGGGTTTCGCGAGGTGTTTGAAGGTGTGCCAAAGGGGTTAAAATACGGATTCAATGACATGGGGGTGTTTTTAGCGTATATTTTCGAATACATAACGTTGTATGTTTCGTGTGGCGTGAAATTCATTGGTAATTTCCAAAAATGTGTTTTTTTCTATGCGATGGACATTATCGGTCAACTCGTGTATTTGCCGATAAGAATTGCGCTTTTTATTATATGGTGTGCCGGTCTTCGCTCGGTATACAGTTACGAAAAAACAATTTGGGATTACATCGACGACGCGGATATGGCGGTATTTGGTATGTCGGGATACCATTTTATGCATTGGCCAAAAGACGTTCGCGAGAATTGCTACAATTGCAAACGACTGAAAACCGAAATCATACCCCAAAAATCAAAAATGTTTGTTCACGACTGGAACCACGAAATATGGGCGGAAATTACGCGCGGCGCTGGCGACATCAAGGACGGCGGGGAAAAAATTAAAAGAGCTTTTGGATAAATGTTCCATTATTATACCCGTATACCGTATAGATGGGCAAAAAATGTATTCCGGGATTATTTTGCGTTGAAAACATGACCTTGTTTTTGTCTGTTCTTGTGATGGCTCTATTGGTGTTTATTTTCACGAGAAACACGGAAAAAATCATTGTGGTTCAGTCGCCGGCGACGGTCGCGGCTTTAGGCGGCGGCAGCGGCGCGATTTCGGGGCGAAGAGACCCGTTCAATGACCCGTATGCGCCCCCGTTAAAAAACGACGGCATGTTTTTTCCGCCCGATTCGAGCGATATTCGCGGCATTCCGAAAATACCTATTAATGTCCAAACGCGCGGTGCGGACGTGGAGTATCAACAAGTCGGTATATTGACCCGCGACAGCGACACCGCCACCAACAACGGCAACCCGCTTATCCTGCCGCTTATGGGGCGCAGAATCATGTCGGGTCGCGACAAATCACAGTATTACACGATTTCAAACACCGGGTCGGTAAACACGAAATTACCGATTCGGGTGAACGGCCGAAGTTGCACCGGCGAATACGGATGCGACGAAATAAACAGCCGCGATGTCGTGTATGTGGAAGGGTATAATAACGCATTTAAGGTAACAATATATGAAAATAATATGTTTCGATACATGCCGCCGATTTAAGGGCGGCGAAAAAAGAGGCTGGGAACGGTTCAACTGTAGGCGATTATAATATATCCAGCAATACAAATGTACAATCCGGTGGTTCCGGAGGTGCAAATACGGGTGGTGGTGGTGGTGGTGGGACTACTATATATAATATTAGGGGCGGTTCTGGTGTCGTTATTATTTGGTGGAGTTAGTTGCATCAAAAATATTTACACATTACAACTTCAGTTCAAGACGCCCCCAATTGTCGCCGCGTAGTAATCCCCCGAAACGTGTATCGATTTTTTGCGAATCTTCGGCTGTTTGTTTTTGTTCGCCGCGCCGTTTGTCGAAATGCATATTTCATGATATTCGCGAATCAACACGCCCTTTATGAATTCATACACCAAAAGCAATATTTGCTCGGTGCAGTTTCCGACAATGAGACAACTGCCGGTTCGAAAAACCATGAACGAAATTTCCGTGTATTTTTTGTTTTCCAATAATTCGCACAATTTCATCGACCGGTCTTCCGGCATCACTTGGCCGTTCTGCAGCTGTTTGTCAAAACCGATGTTGTGGTTAAAATAAAACTTGCATTTCACGCCCGGGTAACTACACGGGTCAAACGCGCTCTCAATATTATACTTGTCGCTCCTCAATATATCATGCAGCTTTTCGCGATTGATGAAATAATTACAGTTAAAATTCGAATTGATGAGAACATTATGCTCTTTTTCCAATTCAGTGAAATACAAGTTACCGACGGCCGACGCGTCAATGATGGGCGCAATCAGTTCAAGCACCTTTTTTTTCACGATTTCCACGAATTCCGGGTTCACCAGCCCGGGTATTTCCAATTTCCCGGTATTGAATATCTTAATGTGTATTTCGCGAAACATCCCGCCGTATTTAAACCGGTATATAATCGCAAAACAATTGTAAAACGCGTTTTTGGCTTTACCGCGGCAACACATAATGTCTTTTTTTGAAATACCAATGGTGATTTTGCGTTCGTCTTTGAATTTGAATCGCCGCGCATTCGGGTTGTCGTATTGTTTTATGATATGCTCCACGAAATACGGCACGGTTTCCAGACGGTTCTTGTATTCGTCGAGTTCTTCCGGTGTTTTCGAAACGATTTTAATCTGTTTTTTCACGATTCCTTCTTCCGGTTTCCAATATTCGATTATCGGTATTTTCCAAAAAATGGCGCGAATATCAATGGGTATGTTTAAAAACAACACCTTGGTTTTTGTCGAAATGTTCAGGTCTTCGAATTGAGGCACGACCTTCGAAATGGGCTGATTTGCCGATTTCGCGGATTTAATCGTTCGTTGTGGCGGCGGCGGCTGTGAAGAACCCGGTTTTGGCGAAACTGCGACCGCGGCCGTCGCCGCGCCAGAACTTTGGGTCGCCGTTTTTTGTAAAAACGGCATGGCGAAAAACGTGTTGTTATGCATTAAAAACTGCTGCCATTCTTCGTCGACGGTTGTCATTTGCTTTGCTGATATATTATTTATAGATATATTTAGATTGTTTTGTTCTTTTAGGTAAGGGTAGGTTGCCGTTCAATTTTTTGGCTGCTGCACATAAAGTTCTCTCATTGAAAACGTAAAATACAACAAAATATGCTGAATATTCTTTTCATTCAAATGAAGAATCACCTCAACAATGTTTAAAAATCGCGGAGTGACCGCGCCAATTTTTTTTCGTATTACATAATTAAAGTAATGTTTAATTATGTTTAGTTTGTCTATATTATACTGTAGACTCGTCTCGCTAAAAAATGAGTGTATCTCGTCCGTCGCCGCATCGCCCGTCAATAATGCGTGTAGATTTTCCCACAGTTCATCGTTAATTATGTTTTTGTCCCAATGTGTGATATTTTGGTTCAATTGCATAAAATTAATCATGCTGCGAATATCCGAGTTGTATAATTGTTGTATTGACCCGATGACGTTGTCCGACAAAAAAAGGTTCTCTTTTTCCGAAATATTTTTGATGAACCGATAAATATCGGTTTGCGGTAATTGGTTAAACCGAATACAAATGAATTCATTTTTCAAGGATTCGTCGATTTTGCTAATATAATTACATATAAGACAAAAACGCACATTATAACAATACGATTGCAGCAAAAACTTTAATGCCTGTTGCGCGTTCTTGGTCATGTAATCGACCTCGTCTAAAATAACAAATTTCAGTCCCTTTTCAAAGAAATTCTTGGTTTTCACGAATTGGTAAATGTTGTTGCGAATAATGTCTATGCCGCGTTCGTCGGATGCATTCAAATGAATCAGTGTTCCGTTTTTCGTTTGGTTATGGCGCTGTTGATACTCGTTGATTAAATTAATGACGGTCGTGGTTTTGCCGGTTCCGGGCGGGCCGTAAAACATGAGATTCGGAAAATAATGGGTCTCTAAAATGTTCTCAAATATCTGGCGATTCATCGGGTCGAGAACAATCGATTCGAAATTATTGGGGCGATATTTTTCGACCCACGGTATATTTTCCGCCATTAGTTGTAATACGCGAAAACCATTTATGTTGTTTGTCATCGCGGCGGTAAAAACAAGATAAATATATAGTTTCATTCTTTTACATAAAATCGCCGCCGCAGCCGCCACCAACACAGCCGCAATGCAAAAACCCCCGGAATTGCTGTTTATTACTGTATTTGACAAAGGTTCTCAAGAACTCGGTTTAAATCACCTAATGTCGTTGAAAAAGCAATCGATAACAAACTATAAGGCATACGTCACCGACCGAGATACATATGAGCGCATAAAAACCGCGGGCTTTAATGTGGAATACGAGAACATTGATGGGTATATACCGACAACGCCGAAGGATTTCGGAACGCAAGAGTTCAATCGGTTCTCGTATATTCGGTATAAAATCATAAATCGGTTACTAAAACAAAAAAAGGCAGTTTGGTATATGGATGCCGACACGGTGGTTCTGAAAAACCTAAACATGTTTTATCTAAATTTTATTCAAAACAACGACAAATACAAGATTGACATGGTTGTGCAAAACGATTTGCATATGTTGTGCACGGGGTGTATGTTTTTTTTGCCGAATACAAAAACCGTCGAATTCACGCAACGCGTGTTCGACCATTCGTCGTATGAGATGAACGACCAAAACTATATCGGGTATATATTTCGCGACGAAAAGCCGAATATCAGTTTTACAGTGTTTGACTACATGGAATTTCCGAATGGGTTCTTGTATTTCGAGAACCAAATCGACGTCCCCGAAGAAATGCACGAGTTTAAACGAAAATATGAAAATAATCGTGCGAAAACAACGGTTTTTGTGCATGCGAATTGGATGGTAGGGGTAGCCAATAAAATCAATGCATTTAAAATGCGCGGTTTGTGGTTTGTGTAGATTTGTTTTCTCTAAATCATTTATAACTAATTATACAACGTTAAAAATGACACTCACCATTTTAATGACGCGCTATAGTGCGTCAAAACACATATGATTTTTTGTTATATAACTCCACCATTAGAAATGTTCACCATTTGTGTGTTGGTTAGCGCAATTGGCAACAAATTTGCATAATAAAGAGTAATCGCACAAGCACTATTGGATGCAAACATTTGTCTTGCTATAGCAAAATTTGTGTAACCGTTCAATGCGGTATTAGACGTAACTGTATTTGAAATAGTGCCGGTTGAATTTACAGTTCCATTAGAATTGTATACATATGAGGTTACCGTATTTTGACCGGAAGCTGAATTATATGAAAACTGTAAAAAAAAATAATATATTGTATTTAGCGACACGCTACCATATTCGCCGTCAATGATTCGGGTGGTTCCTTCATAATACGCAATGTTATTTTTACTATTGGAGTACGCTAAATTTAAGAATGAGCTTAACCCGCTTGTATAAGATAAACAAAAAGCAAATAGACGGTCATTTTGCGATGTATTATTGTCATATTTATATTTTATGCATAAAGTCAAATCTCTCCCCCTAAAATCAGCACTCGATAAATTGTTCAAATTCAAATATGTATTCTTATTATATAGGTCTAGTCCATTTTGTATATCTATAAATGCTGCGTCAGATTGAACAGTAGATTGATTTGAACTATTTACGCCGGTTCTCCCATAAGATGAATAAGTAACATTTCCTGCTGTAACGTTTAAAGAACCAATCATTTTATTGCTAATCATATATATCGATAATTGCGAAGATGATGGAGACGTAAAGGGCGCCGCGCATCTAACACTTACATTATATTGTAGCGGTATACTACTTGAGGTAATGCCTGTAATTGTTATCGGTGACGTAGTTCCACTTGATGTAAATGAATTTGAACCGTTTATTGCGGTTGCTATATATTGAGATGCATCGGTTACCAAATTAAATGATATACATATTTGAGTTGTTGAAACGCCTATGATGCTTATGTTAGTGGGGGGGGCAATTGTGGTTGAACCGCAAATTTGTTAATGCATTGTTTATTTAATGCCGATAAACTATTAATCATATATATAATTCACAATAAAAAAAATAAATATTTTCTCGTTTTGGATTTAAGTCGCGGTTTATTTTATAACCAACGATGCCATTACTGTTTGTGTGTTTTTTAGTTCAAAATTGAATTTTTATACAAACTATAGCAAACATTTGCACCGTATGGTAGTTCAGTATAATCAAATTTTTTTTCTAGATTGAACCCGTTATTATTAATATAATCTAATTTTAAATTTATTAATTCAGGGCTAGGACAATTTTTATTATAACCGAAATAAAAAAATTTACTTTTTGAAATCGTTGTTTGAAAATAATCGCAAAATATATCCCAAGAAAATTCGCTTAAGCTATGAGTTCCTATCACTAAATCGATGTCATTATATTCTACTGCGGTTGTTGCGTCAATAAAGTTTATTTTTGATATATCTTTTAATTCGTGCTGTAAATAAAAACGCTGCAGTCTTATCATATGTGGAATGTCTATTATATCCCAATTATTATAGGTAATAATATTATTGCATAATCTACACATATTACCAAAACCACCACCTATCTCAACTATTTTATTGAAATGTGTGTTATAGTTATTAAATAAAAATGTTAACTGTAAAATATGTTTTGAGTCTAAATCATCTATCGAAACATATGTTTCTTCGTGACCATTATAACCTACTAAACTTTTAGGCTGATTCGCAAATTTGTTATGTAATTCTTCATTTATAGTTATGCTGTAATTTATTGCCTGTAAATCTACCGTTCCACCATTTATGCAAAACCCGTATAAATTTCTGGAGTGTCTAAAGTTATCAAAACTGTCTCCATTTGCATTGCATTCTCTAGAAGCTTCTTCAAAATAACGAGTAAAACCTTCCATTTAAAATTTTACTCTTGATATTTTAAATTGTTAAACTTTATATTGTTTTTTTATTTCGTAATAAATAAAAAAACAAATATTTTTCAAAATTGTGTAGTTATTCTGTTTTTTTGCCGGTAAAATTTGCGAATAAACCGAGAACCGACGGATGGTTGTTCTCAAAACCAATCACCGATTTCGCCAACAAGTCGCGGTTTATTTTATTGCTAATGTCATAACCGACGATGCCATTACGGTTCGTGTGTTTTTCCAATGGTGTCACGTAAAAAGAACCGTTGTCTTCATTGACCGAATTCACAAACGCATATTCTAGTGTTTTTGCTTCATCCGCAACATACGTGACAATTTCATCGATAAAATCGGCATATTTGTTCACCGGCCGGTTCATACATTTCGGGTTCTCAATAAGAAATGATTTATTCACCGTTTTGTCATACACCAATACATATTTGCTTGTTTCAAACACGCTATTTGAATGAACCAAATTTGTCTGTAAATTACCAAAAACACACGCGGGTAATTTTGAAACGCTAAACGGGTTGTAATGTGTATCGATAAAACTCATTGTATATACAATACCAAGAATTGTTTTTATGTCGTTATGTGCGCTATACACGCTAAATTTTGCCGTCGTAAATATCGACCATTATTTTCTCGTAATCGCGCATAAACGGCCCGGGTTCCATGCCCTTTATAAATTTATCGCTAATGGTTCTCTTGTATTCGTCGATTCTCCCCGGGTTATTCACCAATTCCTTTATTTTTTCAACGTAATCGTCGGGCGAAGTGGCCACTAATTCAGGTAAACCCGAGTTCACCAATAGAGACGCGGAAACATTATGGCAATGATAATCGCGATGCTCCATGGTAACCATCGGCACCGAATTAAACAATGTTTCACAGGTTGTCGTTGTTCCGCTATACGGCCACGTGTCAATTACAATATCGATGCGCGAAAACAACACGTCATAATCGTGGTTCATCAGTTTCGGAAAAATAATCATGCGCGAAGAATCAATGCCTAGATGCTCCATATAAAACCGGGTTCTCTCCTCCACATTGTCAAACGTCTCCATTTTTATCATAATTGTCGTGTTTGGGCATTCGTTCATGACTCGTCGCCACGCCGCCAATACGTGAATGCTGTTCTTTTTTTCTTTGTTGAGCGCACCTAAAATAATATTGTTCGGGTCGGTCAATTTCGGCACGGTCGGCCGCTGCTGATGAATCGACTGAAAATTCAAAAAGCATTTCGGCATTCGCACCAGTTTTTCCGAATACTTTTGCACAGAATCTAATTTATCCGCCACACCGTCGGTAATGCGATATTTGATTGATTCTAGCCCGGTCGTGTTGGGGTAACCCAAATAGGTCACTTGAAAAGGCGCCGGGTTATATGCGAAAATACCTAGACGGTTGTTGGTGGTATGACCGTTTAAATCCACCAAAATATCGATTTTTTCAGAATACACCAAATTCGCCGCATTTAAATTAGGCATGCCAAATATAATCCGACTCTTTATGTTTGAGTTTTCAATAAACGCGCTGTATTCGGGCGAAAGAGACTCCATATTCGGAAACAACACAATTTCGAAAAGGTCTCGGTTATAGTGCTGCATAATCGGGGCAATAAAATTCGAAACCGGGTGATGTGTAAAATCGCTCGACACATACCCGACTCTGATTTTGTCACCCGGTTTACGTGGCGCGTGTCTAAACATTTCGATACTCGGCAAATAATCATTGATTTTCATGTATCTCTTGTAGTTTTCGTCGGCGTCGTTATAGACGAAATCGTAAAAGGCCAACATATTCTGAAACGACAATAATTTGTTTTCCAAACTCAACCCGAATTTGTCCGCCAAATCGACGGCCTTTGACGTATATTCAATCGCCTTTTTATTTTCGCTGAGAACAATATAACAATACCCCAAATGATGGTATGTCCACCACTTGCCCATTTTTTCTTCTTGCGAAACGCATTTTTTGCGACAGTTTTGCTGAATCAATTTCAACAGACACTTGTCGACATTTTTAAACATATTTAATTGAATATAGTTGTTGATGTATATATTCAAAAAAGTAGACACGTCATGTGGGCTGTCGATAATTTTATCGAAAATATTGTTTTTGTTCAAATCCATAAATTGATGAATAAGCTGGTTTTTAAAATAATAAAGAGACAATGAAATCACGTTTTCGATAAATTCAGGGTTTTTAATGTTGCATAATTTCAGCCACATCCCCGATTTATACGGCGCCGTTTTTTCAAAAACAATTCCCATTAAATGATATAATTTATATTCTTCCGGAAACAAAAACAGCAGTTTCGACAATATTCCTTCTTGAAACATTGTATTTTCCGATTCCATCACAATTGTCACACCCAAATTGTAAAGGTCAATCGCGCATTCATTCGTTGACCCCCCCCCTAATACCGTCGCATATAATTTGTCGAACTCGTTGATTTTATAAGACATTTACGCGCCAACAGTATTTACTGAAACCGTCTTTTCTTTATGTATTTTTAGGTAAAATGACATAAACGAATCGCGCAATTAGAGAACAATGGAGGAGAAAAAAAAGGGCGGCCGAAAGAAAAAACTCGACATTGAAGACCGCACAAACATAATCATGGTCATTGAAGAAACCGAATCCGCAGGCGGCGACGAAATGGACGATTCGCGGATTGTCAAAAAAAGAGGCCGAAAACCAAAAGGCGGTAAAATTACCGTAAAACCGCCCGAAAAAGTAGACCCCCCCGCCAATACGGTCAATATTATTCTGCATTTAAAATGCTCGATGGCCGATTTAAACGAACACAACAACAAACTTAACCAAATCATGAAAGACCCGTTGACCTATAACCCGGTTATACCGCCAAACATAATGACATACAACAACGAAACGTTGCCATCATTTTCGTTATACGATACCGACCAAAATGAACCCGGCGGAACGAACGAAGACGCGATTACTGATGTGACCACTGCGGCACATAGTGGGGTAGGGTTGGCATACGACGATTTTGCGAGCAAAAAACACATTATCGGCAATATTTGTCAATGTTGTAACGATAAAATGGGTGACCAGCCAGCCGACACGACAACCATAAAAGAAATAAACGCGAAATTAAAGAATCTGAAAATACAATTATATAAAAATACCAACCACGATAAAAAGGCCGCGTGTTTTTGGTGCACATATGAATACGACAATCAAACATGCTACATACCCAAATACGAAACCGACGGCGAAATATATGGATACGGTTCTTTTTGCCGCCCCGAATGCGCGGTTGCGTTTTTAATGAAGGAAAACATTGACGACTCGCTTAAATTTGAGAGATACCATCTATTGAATCAGGCGTATAGTAAAGTATATAAATTTAAACGAAACATTAAACCCGCGCCGAACCCGTATTATTTATTGGACAAGTTTTATGGGAATCTAACAATACAAGAATACCGTAAATTACTGAAAACCGAATATATGCTCTTGGTTGTGGACAAACCCATGACGCGGATTTTGCCCGAATTGCACGAGGACAATGATGATTTTATAGTGAACGTTTACGGCGGAAGCGGCGTAAATGCGGTGACAACAACCAATACCGGTTTATACAAGGTGAAACGGCAAAGCGAAAAACAAAAAGGGCCGAGCAAAAACACGATTATAAAACAGAATTTTGGATTGTCGTCGTAGAAGAGACATAAATACATGCCGTGTTCTAATAACACATGAATAATGTATCGTGCATATTGATGGGGGGATTGGGAAATCAGCTTTTTCAGATTTTTACGACATTGGCATACAGCATAAAAACAAACAAAAAATGTATTTTTCCGTATTCGAAAGAATTGTTTGTCGGAAAAAAGCGCGAAACATATTGGGAAACGTTTTTGTCGAAACTTAAAGCGTCGTTTACCACCGCATACTCGCCGCCGCAAACAAACGGTCAAATCGAAAGATGGCCTACATATAAAGAGTCGGGGTTTCATTTTTCGGAAATACCGCATTGTCACGACGATTCGATGCGGCTATTCGGTTATTTTCAGAGTTACAAGTATTTCAACGACGAGTTTCTGCGCATATGCGAGATGATTGGATTGAATAAACACAAAAACAATATCGCCAATACATACCCTGAATATTTTTGCGGCAAACCGGAAACGATAAGTATGCATTTTAGGCTAGGCGACTATAAAGAAAAACAAGATTTTCACCCGATAATGCCGTTTGAATATTATAAAGATGCATTGACACGGATTATGACAAACGTCGAAAACAACGATACCGCGACTGTTTATTATTTTTGCGAAAAAGAAGACAACGAAACCGTCAATAACACGGTCGACCGATTGAGAGAACTTTTTCCTGGAGTCGAATTTACAAAAGTAGACGACACCATCGCCGATTGGGAACAAATGATTATTATGAGTTTATGTAAACACAACGTTATTGCAAACAGTAGTTTCAGTTGGTGGGGGGCGTTTTTCAATTCAAACGCGGAAAAAATGGTATGTTATCCGAGTTTATGGTTTACTAATACGGGCACAAATATTGACGATTTGTTTCCGAAAACATGGCATAAAATATGTATTTGACCAAAAACGATATAGAAATTTGAAAACATATATTTTTAGTAAGGCGCGGCGGTAAAAAAATTGAACTTTGGTTTTGTCTACTAGACGATTGTATATCTGTCGCCGCAATATATTTAAAATGAACGATTTATACCGCGCGAATTACGATGCCGTTATGGAATTACCAATTGTGAAGCGGTTGCTTGAAAAAAATAAAAGTTTAAAAAAGAAAAACAAGGCGCTGAAGAATTTAATTTATTCTTTGCCCGAGTTTCGATGTGAATGTCACCATATACAAAATCATACCAAAAAACAGACCAACCATACGCATGTTGACTACACCGAATCGTTTAAAAATGAATGGCGGGATGAAGACGTGGCAGAATTTATAGAGTCGACCGCCGTGCGCCCAACGGTTGTGTATGTTGACGACGTGACTGATGATGTCGCCATAAAATCAGAACCAAAACATAATACCGATTCTGTTGAGGAATCAGAGGAAAAAGAAGTTTCAGAAATAGTTATTTCGGGTAAAACATACTGCATCAATAAATTATATGCCGCGGCAGAAACGGCGGAAGAACAAGTAGCTGAAACGGAAAAAGAAGTATGGCAAGGCTTGATTTGTCGAATGAGCAAAGTAACCGAAGAAGCGGAGGCCGAGGAAAAAGCCGAAGAAGAAGCGGAGGCCGAAGAAGAAACTGAAGAAGAAGAAACTGAAGAAGAAGTGGAGGCCGAGGAAAAAGCCGAAGAAGAAGCGGAGGCCGAAGAAGAAACCGAGGAAGAAGCGGAGGCCGAAGAAGAAACCGAGGAAGAAGTGGAGGCCGAGGAAGAAGCCGAGGAAGAAACCGAAGAAGCCGAAACAGAAACTGAAGAAGAAGCGGAAACAGAAGCCGAAGCGGAAACAGAAGCCGAAGCAGAAGCCGAAGCCGAAGCGGAAACAGAAGAAGAAACAGAAGAAGAAACCGAAGCCGAAAAAGAAGAAGCCGAAGCAGAAACTGAAGAAGAAGCAGAAACTGAAGAAGAAGCGGAAACTGAAGAAGAAGCGGAAACTGAAGCAGAAGCGGAAACTGAAGCAGAAGCGGAAACTGAAGAAGAAGCGGAAACTGAAGAAGAAGCGGAAACTGATGAAGAAGCGGAAACTGAAGCAGAAGCGGAAACTGAAGCAGAAACCGAGGAAGAAGCCGAAGCAGAATCCGAGGAAGAAGCCGAATCCGAAGAAGTAGCGGAAACAGAAGCCGAGGAAGAAGAGGTGTCGGTGTCTGAAGTAGTTATTTCTGGTAAAACATACTACACAACCGACGAGCAAAACGGTGATATATATATTGCGACGGAAGACGAAGATATTGGCCCTAAAGTAGGTAGGTTTGAAAATGGTATCCCGGTATTTGAAGTAAACATTTAGAGCAACATGATTGTAAAAAAATAAAAAATAAAAAATATTACGTAAAAAAATATTTTTTATTGACGGCCGCTGCGAACCGTTTTCCTTCGTTTAGTTTTTTTATTCCGTTTCTTTTTTCGGGTCACGCCCCCGCCGCTTGTCTCTTTTGACGATTTAAAAACACGTATTAATGTTATGATTATTTCATGAAATTGTATTTTTATTTTTAGTTTTGCGATTTCTTTTTCTGTTTTTTCTGTTTTTTCTTGTTCCGATTGTTTGGCGATAAGTTCAATATCAAAAGTGTTTTTGTTTGTTCTATAAAATTCTTCGGTAGCCGCAAGTTCTTTTTTTAGTTTTTTGTCAATTTGATTTACGTCAGAAACCCGCTGTAAAAGAGACAACACATTTGCGTAATCTCTCGTAACCGCAAATAAATAAAAAACGTTGTATTCCAATTTGTCGCCCAATTTCGGGTCAATCTGTTTTATATAATTAACCGCACCGGTTATTTTGTCGTTTTCGTTGTTGGTTATGTTCTCATAATACGTCTTTAATTTTTCCGCAAACTTTTCGTTATTTGTATCGCTTGTCAAATTGCGCGTATTGTCGGACGAATATGAAACACTAGTCTGTTGTTTCGAACCGGTATTTGTTGCGTTTACCGCCACATTATTTTTAATCTTATATAAAAACGGGTTTTCCTTAACGTTCCAATTCATTGAACCCGATGACCCCCATAGTGTATCTAATTTATTGCCAATATTTAGGTTGTTAAAACTACACGCAATATCTTTTGTGTTCTCGGCATTCAATTCGCCCTCAAATAAATTTATCAAAACATATATTTCTAATTTCGGCAGAGAACCCGACCGTTCTATATTACATACACCAACATTCATGTATGTATCCGTATAGACAATTTCACTATTGTATTCATATTTGCCGCGCACCCCCCGCATAAAATCGTAAAACCGTTTGGTGTCTTTGTCATTCGTCGCATCGATTAAATGCTGCAATTCCCAATTGCTGGTTGTTCTCTTGGGGTGTCGATATTTTTTTAAAAAGTCGTTAAACTCTTTATACGCCCGCGTTTCTTTTGCGTTCACGAGAACATTCTTTATTTGTTTATCGGTTTCTTCCACTTTAAACCCACGATTGTTCTCGTAACTTTTTCTGAAAAAAGAAATCGCATTGTTATCTTCTTCAGGGTCATCAAAATAAATCTCTTTATATAAACTCACGACTTTATTGTATGTTTCATCTTTTGTTTTGTCCGCCATTTCTTTTTCCAAACTCTCGTTTTTGCGTATTCCTTCTTCGCGTATTGTATCATAAAAAGACACATAATTTACCATAAGTTCATTATATTTCGGGTGATTCAAAAAATCGTTCAGCCAAGTCACGTTTTGCACAGTATATGTTTTTCCGCCAATCTTTAAATACGCATTCGGCGGCGGGTTTAGCGGGTTATACACCATACCCGAAAAATGACTCTTACGGTTCAATACAATATCGATCGATTGTTTCACGTCATTTACCACCGGAAAATTGGTAGGAAAAAGCAATCTCAACATTACTGTCACGTTATTTTCCATAATTAGGCTCTTGTTTTTATTTTGCGCATCTAAATCATCGTTTTCTCGGTATTGACCGCTCGAACCCGCGGGTAAACCCAATATCTTGATAAAATACGGTTTATTGAAAAAAAACTTTACCTTATCCTCATACGACAACGAGTTCAGTTTTGATTCGTCGTATTTTCTCACATATGTAAAATACGGGTAAATGCTTTCGGCATTGACATTCGGTAGCAATAAATCGCGGGTTAAAACAACCTCTTTTTGGTTCTCTACATTCGTATGTATCACTATTTTTATTGTTTCAACATTACTCATTTCAATATGGTTATATTTTTTTGCCGGCCGCGGAATTACCCACTGACTGTTTACTCGCTTTTTCTAAAACCTCTTTTGCCCGTTTTACGTCTTCGTTGGTAACTGTCTGACCCGATTCGTGCAACCCGACGTAATATTCGCGAACCTGATTCGGCAAAATACAAAACCGACTTTCTTCGTGACACAAATACTCCATAATAATGGTAAACACGGTCGTTATGAATAAAGCAATATAAATGTCGCGGGTGCCCATCCAAGTAATCGCAAAAACGAGAACCTGACGACTAAATGAATATTTTAAATAGGCTTCCATCGTTTTGCTCAACCGAAGGTCGACAAATCTAGACGCAATATTCAGGGTCACAATCATAATGCCCGCAAAAATTTTACTGTTGTTGAGTGTCTGAACATTATTGTGAAACGAGTTGGCTATAGACATTAAAAACGATTCATCCTTTTTTGGTGCCATGATGTGTATACAATAGACGAGTAAAATATTTTTTTGCGAAAAAAGGTGCCGCGCGCCGGTTCTCGTGATATGCGATATTTACGTGTGTTTTTCATGCAAAAAATTTCTACTTACAAAATAAGATAAGGAAAATATATAAAATGTCTCTATTAGCAACCGCGTCGCCATGGAATAACGATTTACCCATAAATAAAAAAAGACAGTCGACCATGCGACCCCCTAAAATAACGGCAAACGACCGAAACGAAGGGTTTCAAAATGTAGAGTCGACCACATTCAATGATTTAGAGAAAACAAACACGGAACGAAATACCCGAGTTTCTCAATTACTGGATAAAATCACCGATGCCGATTCGGCGGAAACGAAAACAAATATGGGCGAGTTTAAACCCATGGAACATCCGGCCATCAACATTAAACGCGACATGGGCGACAACACCGAAATGTCGGCGAATTACGCACAACCGATGCCGTCGTATTTGGCGGCAATGTATAATATGCGCAACATAAAAACCGGCGGATTATCGTCGGAATACAGCGGCGGAAATACCGCGGTATACGGCAACTACAATAAAATTTATGACCCGCAAAATACTACATTAAAACCGTATTATGCGAATATGGGTATCGGTTCATCGGGCGGCGGCGGCGCTAACGACAGTAAACTGATGGAAAAAATAAATTACATGATTCATTTGCTCGAAGAAAAACACAACGAAAAAACAAACAACATTACCGAAGAATTCATTTTATACAGTTTTTTAGGGGTGTTTATTATCTACATTTGCGACAGTTTTGCGAGGGCCGGCAAATATATTCGGTAAACCGCCGCGCGGCATAGTTATCCGACTGAACTGTTAATAAAATTCGTGTTGATGTAAATGCGGCCGGCGGCATCTTTTATTGATTTGTGAAAATCGACATGTTCACATTTTTGATTGTAATCGGAAATATCTTTTATCGGGCACACGTGATTGTATTTTTCGTCGTCGTTGTAATATTCGCCCACATATTTGGCGTTTTCGGGTATTGCCGAGATTTTATAAATAGCCATTCCGCCAAACGCGGAATCTACATCGACCAAGGTATCTTCCGGAAAAGCAAGATGCGGCAAGGTAATCAGTATTTCGTTTTCGTGCAGCTCCGTATTGTAGTGTTTTTCTTTCCAAAAATCATCCTTTATTATGATGTTGTGTCGCAATGCCCATAAATCATAATAGCCGCCATATTGGTTTGCCGTCATGGCCTCCCAGTCGGTCGTATCGTAGTCGAAACACGTTTCCATGGTATTTACAAATAAACCGGTGACATTTACGTCATCTAAATCCATCATCACCAAATAATGATAATCGCCGGTTTGTGTCAATTCTCGCATTTTTTCCAACAATTTATTTCGCGCATTCGCTAGACGCACGGTTCTCGCCGGTTCACGAATACCGTCTTCAAATATATAATGGTAATTGTCTTGTTTATTTTCGACCATAATATCGCGGGTATTGTCGTTTGAATCGTTTTCATAAATAATCAATTGAAACGACTTGAATTTTGCGCCGCATGCATTGATGTTTTGCATATTTTTGGCGATAAACGCCCCCACGTTTTTGGCGCAACCCGCGAAAATAACATTGAACTCTTTCATGATTTTGTTTCGAATTTTTTCCGGCATGTTTGTTGTTATTATCGGGCAAAAATGTTTATATTGTTTTTGGCGGCCGTTTCGGGCATTGTCTTGCATTTTTTTCCGCAAGACACTCTATATGGACGACGACACCGCCGACGAGTTATCGCCAAAAGAAACGTGCGGGTCAAATAGCGAAATCAACGACATTCGGCCGGCCGCCGCTTTTAAAGGCGTTTCGTTTTCAAACTACAAAAAAACCGACGTGAAAAACCAGTTGTTGGAAAACATACAAAAGGGCAGAATTGAACCGTCGTGCTATTGGTGCGCCGAATTGATTTGCGCCGGTCATTTCATGGACGTGTGGGAGATTATTTTACACTATACCGGAAAATACATTCATTTAGGAAACCCGAAAATCGTTATTTATTTGGAAAAACGGTTCGAAATGTTTCGGTCGGTCGTTTCGCAGGGGCATTTCATCAACGAATACGATTTGCGTAACCATAAAACGATTCGCAAATTATTTGCGGAAATCATAAGCACCGTTGTTTTGTCCAACAAGAAACACAGTTTCGAAGCGATGAAAATAAATCGCAACGAAGAATTCGACATGACGCAAATGACTGACCGACTCATCGCCGACCACACGAATTATGCGGTTCCGATAATGCGAAAAGACGACCCTAAAGAATTGTTTATCGCGATGAATGAATTCGCCTACCATATTTCCAACGAAAAACGAAAAACCGCCATGGCGAGCTATTGGATTGAGTGGGTCATTGAATTCGACGCGATTTGCAAAATTAAAAAACAGCCGTGTTTTTGTGAACGTCGCTCAAATATACCGGTTCAGGCGAAATATCAACGCGACATCGTATGGCTATTGTGGGACGTTATTTTACACTATTGCGAAGTCAAAAACGACGAGTTTATCGAAAAACTCATGAATTCGCTTTTGCATATTTTTTGCATTAAATACACGACCGCGTCTTGCAAAAAACGACGATATTTGTTGTATTTTGCGGTGCTGTTGTTGACGGAAACGGTGCCGACCAATATAGAACTCATGCCAAATAAACCCATGATTCAAACGGTCGTCATGAAAATCGACGAGATTTATAAACAAATTAAAAAAAACGAGCAAAGCCCGAATACCGACTATTTGTTTGCGGGTCTTGAACGGCAAAATAATTTCGAAAAGTCGTTGCGCAAAATGGAGTTGATGAACTCTATCGATTTTGGCGGGGCTGGAACGGCGGATAATTAGAAAAATGACATAAAAATCAATCATTTTTGGAAACTGTTGAGGAATTTTAGGTTCTCTACTTTTGTTTTTTATTGAATAAAAATTTGTAATTAGAGAACATTTTTGGAAACTTGGTGTGTGGCGGCCGAAGGCCGCCGGTAGAAACCTCGGTTGGGGAATTTTAGGTTCTCTACTTTTGTTTTTTTATTGAATAAAAATATTGTAATTAGAGAACATTTTTGGAAACTTGGTGTGTGGCGGCCGAAGGCGCAGGTAGAAACCTCGGTTGGGGAATCTAGGTTCTCTACTTTTGTTTTTTTATTGAATAAAAATATTGTAATTAGAGAACATTTTTGGAAACTTGGTGTGTGGCGGCCGAAGGCCGCAGGTAGAAACCTCGGTTGGGGAATCTAGGTTCTCTACTTTTGTTTTTTTATTGAATAAAAATATTGTAATTAGAGAACACGCGACATAAAAATCGAACATTATTTTATGTTTGTCTTGTGTATTTTGCAACCGGAACAACAATATTTACAGCAACTATTTTCACATTTAGTTTTTTTATTGTTTTTTTTACACAAATAACACAATAGTTGTTCTCTTGCTATTCGTTTTTCTTCGGTATAGTGATTTTCAATAATATTATCTATAATGTGTGTTGTGCGTGTTTTTACGGTTTGTTTTATCACCATATTTGCGTTTGTATTATTGTATAATATACATTTTTTACAAGACGATTCATGGCCAAATAGTCCGCAGCGGTTGCAAAATATGTCTATATTTCCGTGTTCTAAAACATTTTTGTAATACTCCAATACTGTCTCGTGAATATTCAATTCTACAAGTTCATCTAATTCAAATAAATCGTTATTTTCATAAGATATACATAAATTATTGTTCTCTATATGTTCAATAACTTTTCTCAAATACACCACCATATAAGAGTCATAAAACATTTCTTGCAAATCTCTATAACATTGATAACTAATATTGTTATAATAATCATTTGATATATCTTCATCGTCATATCCACAATAATTGGTATAAGCTGTATCTAATTCACTCGTAAAATTAGAACATAATTCAGTCATATAATCGCAAAATTCATCATCATCTTCCGGTTTACACAATTTATTTATTGAATCCAATGTTTTACACTGAAATTGTTTTGAATTAAAATTATATTTTGTGAAACATTTTTTTACGATTTTACCTAATATAACTTTATCTTCAAAAGATAAATAAGAAACAATTTCGTAACGCATATCGTCTATTTCAAATAGTTTTATGAATTTCATTTTTATGTACAATAAAATTGCGCAGTAAAACTTTATTCAATTTTTTTATGTAAATTTTACAAAAATAATTTATGTATTGTATAAATTATTTTATTGGTGTTGTTCTAAAACGATGAACCAAACGAAGACCCGAGAAGACTATTTGCCGCCATCGGCTGCATAAGACCGTAATCGCCGCTGCCGCCGCCATAATTATCGCCCCCTCTCGGTGCGGAAGTTGCCACCGGTGCCGGCGGAAATACCGACGTTTGAACCGCCGAATTGTCTAAATAGTCGGCTTGACTCGGCGAGTGTCTCGCCGCCGCCGCCGCAGAATTATTGTTTACGCGAATACCCTTTTTCACTTTTTGTTTCCGGTCGTCTCCGCTCGTTCCTTCCCACAAGTCGACGATTCGGTCGTAAATAATATTTACTTTAATGCCTAGTTTCGTCTGAATGCTCAATACGACAATTAAAAACGCTAAAATCACATTTGTTAACGACAAATTGTCGTAATTAAACCCGCTATACGTCGGAAAATAACTAATCGTTCTGTGAATTAGTATAATGCCAATGAACATGACAACAAGCTGAATGAATATTTCGACTAAAATTTCCAGTGACGATTTATCCGGGTCGGCTTCCGGAAGAAACCGTTGAATCAGTTTGTTTAAAATAACCACCGGCACAACCCCGAAAAGAGAATACTGAACAACATTTAATATTTCGGCTTTTCCTTCTTCGCTATTTGAAAATACATGTGTGAAAAATGTTTTTTGCGAAGAAACCCCGCCAATTTCGTTAAACTGATTCATTATACAAAACCAATAGAAAATATATTTTCGTTTTCGGGGTTTTTTCATGTCGCGTCTATAACTATTTAGATATAATCGCGTAATACATCATATTAGAATGAGTACATCGAACGCGGCCGCCATTCGACGACGAACCAGCGAATCCGGCAAACAAACCGCGCCCCAATTTTCGCAGCAGCAGCAGCAACCAACTCAACAAAACGTCAATACCCCCAGTCTTACGCTACCCCAAATTATCGCGGTTATCGATAAACGTCTTATCAATTTAGAAACATTCGCCAAAGATGCCAAAGAAAACGGGTTCTCTCAACTCGCCCCCGCAGCCACAGAAACGTCATCGCCACAAGACCAGCAAGAAGAAAACGGTGTTCCTAAAGAAGTATTTAATACAATTGTCAACGAATACAACCACCGATTCGAAATTTTAGCGATTGAAATCAATAATCTCAAAGACGTTATTTTGAAACTACAAACGTTTACCATGGACGTAAACAAAAAACTCGTTGAAGACAGATTCAACAGCGAAGCCGCCGCGAATTCACTTTCCATGACAATTCCGCCCGACATGGACGACAATTTTGGTGACATCGCGGATGGCACGACCACGTATGAGATTTCGCAGCCGGGCAACGAATAAAAAACGTAAAAAAGACATAAATAATTTTATCATACATTCTATAGACGGGCATTGACGGCAATGAATAAGGACGATTTACTAAATAAAATAGCCGCGGTGACCGATAAATACGACTCTGAAAACAATAAAAACCGCATTTTTAAAACCTCGCAGAAAATGGAACGCGCCGCCCGTGTATCTGAATCGGTCGATTTAACCGACCTTCTAGAAAACACCATCTACAATATGCCAAACACCAATCGCGTTTTTATCGAATACCCGGTTTTTAAAAAATATGCTCACCCCGACATTTACGCAAATATCGTAAATCATTTTATTCGCGTTTTAGAGGAAAAAAAAAATCAATACGGCAATTTCCAAATATACGTAAATCTAGAAACAATTACGGTTTCCGCGGTTGAACGACATAAATCATTGATGAAATTGTTTAGCGACACATGTATCACGCAAAACCGTAAGTTTTCTTGTTATTTGGAAAAATGTATTTTCTATAATATGCCAAACATTATCGATGCCATTAAAATCGTTTTGTTTCCGTTTGTAATGCCGCAAACGCGTAAAATCATTGAATTTTTCAACAAAGAACAGACCGACAAAATTTTACACAACGATTCTTCTGCGGCACTCGGTCGGGACGATTCGTATTTTTCGTAAACCGAAAAAGATGGCGATAATATAACAATGTCGACGCTTTTTCATGTTTTCTTGTTTTTATTGGTTCTTTTTCTGTATATACATATTACCGCACAATTCAAAAAAAGCGAGGATTTAGAAATTTATGAAATGGATTATTCGACACACGCATATATGCAAGAGGTATGCGACATTAAACAACCAATTCTATTCGAATACAAATCGGTTTGCCCCGATTTTTTCGAAAAAATATCGCAAGAAACAATCGCCCATTTGGCGGCGGTGTCGACCGTCGACATTAAAATAAAAGAAACCGCCGATTATTGGGCGGAAAATACCGATTCGGTTGATTATGTCGTGCTTCCGTTTAAAAGCGCACATACACTTATTTCGACCGACACCAATTCGCGTTATTTTTCCGAAAACAACCACGATTTCGTCGAAGAATCGGGACTCGTCACGGCGTTTGAATTAAACGACGAATTTTTTAAACCGGCCATGACGGTTCAGACAAAATACGATTTATGTATTGGTTCAAAGGGCGCATATACGCCATTAAGATACCATACCGGGTTTCGCGATTTCCGGTGTGTTGTTTCCGGAAAACTCACCGTTAAAATGACGCCCATGAAAAACAGCAAATATTTATACCCCAATGAAGACTACGATAACTACGAATTTTGGTCACCGGTTAACCCGTGGACGACTCAAGAAAAATATTTACACGAAATGGATAAAATACAATTCGTTGAATTCGACGTTGAATGCGGCCATGTTTTTTATGTGCCGCCGTATTGGTGGTATACGATTCGGTTTGCCGAAGACGACACGACCGTTTGCGGGTTTACATATAATTCGGCGATAAACTGTTTGGCGAATTCCGTGAGTTGGGGGCGGTATTTTCTGCAACAAAGCAATACGAAAAAAAATGTGGCGAGAACCGACACCGTCAAGGAGCCGAAAACCGTTTCGTTTGCCGAAAAAGATACAGTGGTTGAAATCACAGAGAAGAATACCTAATTGTATTTTCGGGTTTTGCGGTGGACGACGATATTGTCGATATTTTTATGTTTGTTTTCACAATGATATTTACACCATATCTCAATGCGAATTCTTTTAGATTTATTTGTGGTTGTTCGCCATAAATATATCGTTTTGTTTCGGTGGTCTGTTCGTCCAATTCGTAATCCCATTCGTCGTAAAAATCGGTTTCCGGTTCTTTGTCGTCGGCGGTGGCGTGCGCGAAATTCACGGTTTGTGTTTCGTGGTCGATATTTCCGCCATATTCTTCTATGCGGGTTCTCCAAATCGGCGAATTGGATGCATAATATAACCACGTGTCGGTATTTGCGTAAATTTCGGTCGGCGTTTCTTCGGCGCTACATAACGCATTCATATATTTTCGAATACGATACTTTACCGCAATGCCTAATATTTTATACGGTTTTTCGTGCGTTACCGTATAATACGGGTTAATTTGCTCCGGTTTCATACATACGATTAACCGCGCCGCCGGTCGTTTTGGGGCGGCTTGTTCTCGCGGCAAACAAACAGCATTGAAATATTTTGTCATGAAATCATCCAAATTATAGGGTCGAATCGCCAACGTATACACAAGAGAACCCAATAAGTGATGTTGTGACTTGTTTTCATACCACGCATCGGCAGTTTTATCGACAAATGTCAACAGTTTTTTATTTTGTGTCTCGTAAATTTCGTGGTATAATAGCCTGACGTAATCTACAATGTCCTCTTCGAAACCCGAAAAATATACTTCATATGCCCAATATAGCGATTCTTGGGGTTGATGCTCCAATAACGAAACAATAAGCGATTGGTAAACCTCGGGTTTTGAATACAAGTATCGGGTTAACGTATGTTTTGGTTCGGGGTTTTCCATTCGCGGGTGATTGTTGTTATGATTATGGTATAACATCTATATTTATTCATTTCAATTTTCTTTTCACCCGTATCTCGTAAAAATAATTTCAAAAAATGTTGGCCTATACGTTTACCGCAGTTATGTTCTCGGATTGTATTTGAGAATTGGTTGTATTGTAAGTAATATTTTTCAGTAATCTAAAATTTTGTAAAAAGTAAATTACTTTGAATTTGTAGTTTATGAAAATGTGAATGCTGCCCGAAATACATATAAGTTGTTCTATAGCGCCGTCTGGCAAATTAAATACGTATAAACCTACCCCGATTGTGCTAAATATCATGTGCAATATAGAGCGAATAATGATTTCCAACAAATAAATTTTATTGCCCGTCAAGTGACCCGAATTTAGTTTACGTATTTCAAAACACAACTGAACCAAATACATATTGTTATAGACAATATACGAACCAAAATATATATAGTTCAATATTTGACCAATGAATATCCACAAATCTGTATTTATGTCATACCAAATGGGTAAAAACGTATATGTCGGAAACCACGTTAAAACCATAAATACAAAAATATATAAACCGACAATGCGTTTATGTGCGGTTGATGTTTTGCCCACAACTTTATTGTATCTTTCAAATGTTGCATAATTGTCGCACAATTGACTAATTCCGCCAAAAAAACAATTGGCCATTACGTTATTTACTGCGGTCTGTGTTACAATGTCGCATGTATCGTCAATACAATTCAAATAACAGAGCCCTGAACCAATCATGCCGATACACGACAATTCGGTTATTACCTGAACTTTTTTGTATTTAAACCCGTTTTTATAAATACTGTGTATAAGTATACAACAACCAAAAATAACACTAAAAATAAGCAACGGTCTTTGGTCACTTGTGTATACTAACGGTGAACTTTGATTCGCCCACACATTTAATGCGTTGCTATATGTAGTATCTGTATTATTCATGTCTTTTCTTTTCGTATACACAACAATTATATTTTTATGTGTAATGCAGAGAACCCGGATGATAAAAAAATTATAGTTTTTATCATCATTATTATGTCGCGTCATTCGTTATGCTTGCCGCGGCGGCGGGCGTAAAATGATTTGTCAATTCGTCGTCCGAAAATAACAGCGCAATATCTTTTGTAATTTTATCGTGATTGTTGTAGAGCAATATTTTGATTTTATCCGTTTTAAATGTTTTAAAATTATCGTATTTCGTTTCGTTGTCGTAAAACGGAACGTCGTTATTGTCCATTCTGTCCAAGAAATCCTGAATCAATCTCTTTGTTTTTTCGTCGATTTTATTGGCGTTCTTTAATTCGTCATATATGGCTTCTATATCCATCAATCGGTGATTCATTACGTCGTCCAATAAATCGGTTTTTGATACCGTGATGAAAAAACCCTTTTTGTCGTCATATTTATACGCGAAATTGTCTTTGAGATTCGTAATAATTATATTTTTATATTGGTTCAGTTCTCCGCAATGCGCGATTTCCACTATTTTTTCAATAGAACACAGACGCGAATTCATGATTTGCCATTTTTGCGTTTGGGTCAGAACCTTGGTCATTTCCTCTGAACCAAGAGACAGTATTTGATAATTATTGATTACGTTGTTTGAATTCGTGTTGTTGTTTTGTTGGTTGCGGTAACTCCTGTCCATCAATATTTTATTTATCGCCCTAAACGTTTTTGGGTCGATTCTTTTCGTGGTCTTTAGTTTTTCCTGTAACTCGGCGATTTGCTCCCTTAAATGGTTCATTTCCTGGTGAATCGTCATCTCTGAACGGGTATTGCATGTTTTTTCGTGTCTTGATTTTGATTGTTGAAAAGAAAATTTTTTATTACAATATTTACACTTGTTGCCGTCATTTTTTAATTTTCTTATTCCGTGAATATTTCTGTTGTGATTTGATAAACTCTCTTTTGTAGAATAGCATTTATTGCATGTATGACAAATAATATCGGTTGTTGTATTTTCAGCAGACATCGTATTGTATGTATAATATACAGTGTTTATATTATTTTTCCTAAATAAGCGTGTTTTGGTGTATTGGTGTTGTTTTCACAACTCGGTTGTTGTGTTTTATGTTGTCTAAAAACATCTATTATAAACACATAATATACCGATTTGTTACCATTCATGGTAACGTTGTATATATTTATTAAATTATGGATACAAAAATAACGATACCGATTTGTTACCATTCATGGTAACGTTGTATATATTTATTAAATTATGGATACAAAAATAACGATGTTTTTAACAACAAACGTCAGATCGAAGAGAAAAATAAAAACCCGGGAAAAACTCGGG